CTCCAAGACTACTGCGATCCAAAGGTTGGGCTCTAAAGCAGCCGGCCTAACCTACTCACAATCTACAATAGAGCAACCTCACTACTACATCGGAGACGACCATGACCATCGCTGCCCTAGTGGCGGCTGGCCCCTTGCGCATGGGCGCAATTGGGCCAGCCGTGACCGCCGTCCAGATCGCCCTTCGCAATGCGGGATACGACATCCAGGCCGACAGCGAGTTTGGCCCGATCACGCAGACGGCGCTGAAGGCTTTTGAGGCCGTCCACGGGCTGAAGCCGGACGGCGTAGTCGACGGCCCGACCGCGGTAGAGCTCGACAAGATCGCGCCGCCTCCCTCGGTGCTGAAGGTCGCCCCTTGGCTCGCCACGATGCGGGCCCTGACTGGCACGCTCGAGGCCCCGGGCTCGAAGGACAATCCCTTCATCGTCGAGATGGCCCATGAGATCGTCCGGCGCTACCCGGACCTCAAGGGGAACGTCGGCTGGTATAACCACGACAGCATCCCCTGGTGCGGCCTCCAGATGGGCTATGTCATGGCGGTTAACGGCATCAAGCCGTGCTCCGCGCCGCTCTCAGCGCTCGCCTGGGCCGATTGGGGGCAGGCCCTGAAGGTGCCGACGCCAGGTGCCGTGCTCGTCTACAGCCGCACCGGTGGCGGCCACGTCACCCTCTACGAGAGCGAGGACGCGACCTATTACTATTGCCGAGGCGGCAACCAGTCCGACAGCGTCAACATCACCAAGATTGCCAAGTCCAGGCCCGTGAAGGGCATCCGCTGGCCCGCCGGCGTAGCCGTTCCGACCACTGGAAGGAAGCTGGGCGCCACGGGGAGTGCGGTTAAGTCAGGCAGCGAGGCGTGAGGCTTCAACTGTGGCACATCGCGCTCTTTGCTCTGGCGCTTGCGGCCGTGCTCGGAGCGTCTCTCTACGCGATCAATTTCATCACTAGCCACAAATCGACCGCGCGAGGGGCTATCGCGCCGGAGGCCGTGCCCATGCGCTTAGAAGTCCATCACTTCTACCATCTCGACAAAGCCGGCGCCGAGCAGCTTTGCCGGATCGAACAAATGCTCGGCTTCATCCACGAAAGACAGGAACTCATCATGGCAAAAATTGAAGATGTCGATGCGGCTCTCGACGCAGTGAGCACGGGCCTCGACGGAATTTCTACCGAAGTCGGTAAGGTCAGCGGCGAAACCTCGGCTCTGCTCGCCCAGATCGCGGACCTGCGCAACCAGGTCACGGATCCTGCAATGCAGGAGAAGATCGATGCGGTTGTGGTCAAGGCCCTGTCGCTCCAGCAGCGGGTCGCCGACCTCGATACGGCCGTGAAGGCCGTTGACGACCTCGTCCCCGACGCGCCGACCTCCTGACCAGACCCGAGCCGGGCGGGATATCCCGGCGCCAATTTCCGCCGCGTGACGGCATCGCGCAAATCAAGCATCACTGGAGACTATGAAATGAAGTGGGATACTGTTTGGCAGATTCTGCGCTACATCCTGATCGCGGGCGGCGGTTTCTTGACCGGCAAGGGTTATCTCTCGGCCGATCAGGTCACGTCGATCATCGGCGCGGTCGGCTCGATCGGTGCGGTACTCTGGGGCCTGTTCGTGAAGTCCGGAACCACGGCTGTCCCTGACGCCGTTGCTGCGCGGGCCGACGTTCCGACCGTGAGCAACGCGACTGGCGCAGTGAGCACCGGTCCGGGTCTCTGAGCCGTGGGCTGGGTATCGTTCGCGCTCGCGCTGCTTAAGTTCGTGAATGGCATCATGACCTGGGCTCACGAGCGCGGGCTGATATCTCAGGGCTACGACAAGGCGATTGCTGAGGTAACGCAATCCATCTTCGTCAAGACTGAAGCCGGCAGGGCAATTATGGAGAAGGTCAATGCGATGTCACCTGAAGAGGTGGATTCTGGTTTGCGCGGCCTTGAGCCTAGGTAGCTGCGCCCACGCACCACCGCTGACCGACTCCTTCTGCCAGGTCTATAATCGCGTCGTCGTTCAAAAGGGCGACGGCGCGATTACTGCTGCGCTGGACGTGAAGAAGCGTATTCTTGCGAATGAATTGACCTATCGAGATCAGTGCGTACCCAAGAAATAACAAGCGGCCCGACCTCGCGCTCGTAACGTGAGGCCGAGCCTGACCACCCAATTAACCCTCGGACAAGGGCTAAATATGATGGCTGCCGGATACTCAATCACAGGTTCCTTAAGGGGGGCTGTCCAAAATTGCTCACGGAAGATGCTGCGCAATGGACAGTAATGCTGTCGCTATCATTGCGCTGGTCTTCGCTGGAATCACGCTGGTCCTTAATTTAGGGCAGCGGATTTTCGGTGGCGGTTGGAACTTGTCGAAGAACCTGACGGCCGTGGAAACGCGCCTGACGTCAGCCTTGACGGCAACCAAAAATGAAATCGAAGAGCGCATAGATTCGACCAAGAGCGAGTTTGAGGTCCGCCATGAGCGCGCAACTCACAACGTTGGCGACTCTCTCAATGCTCTGAAGGAGCACGTTCGGCTGTTCGAGTTTCATGTTCGAGACAACTACATCCGCAAGGATGACTTCCTGATCCACATGAAGCAGCACGATGATTTTCTGACGGTAAATTTCGCGAACATCACGCAGCGCTTGGAGCGCATCGAGAAGAAGCAGGACGAGAAGTCATAGGGGCATTCCGCCCCTTCGGGGGCATAAATGGCGGCGCCGCAACAGCCTAACAAGCCTGATCCAGATCCAACTTTACTCACGACGGAAAGCCTGCTCAGAGAGATAAACCATCTCAAGGAGCTGAACTCTGAAAAGTTCAAGACCCACGAGGTCCGAACCGATTCACTAGAAAGCCGCCTTGATCATAAATACGTCGAGACAGCTGACGCGATCGGAAATCTACGCGACCTTCACGAGGAGAAGTTTCAGGGACTCGACAAGTTAGGCAGGCAAGCGAGAGAAGACAACCAGACCAGGTTGGATGCGGCCTTCAAGTCGGCGAACGACACAAGGGACAAGATCGAAGAGTCCCTTACCAAACAGATCGAGGCAGTGACAAAGGCCACGAACGAGGCCAGCAAAGCGACCAACGAAAAGATAGACCGCCTGACGTCGCGCCTTGACACCGGGGAGGGAAAGTCAAAAGGAGCTGGCGATCTCTGGGGCTACCTGATCGGGATAGTCGGTCTTGTCGTCGCTGCGGCGGCTATTTTTCTCCGGCACTGACATGCCGATCCTCCTCAAGGCCAAGTGCCAGATCATCCGCCCCACGTTCCGCATCGTCAAATCGCAATTCGATATCGACCCTGACTACGGCCTTTATGGCGAATACGTAGTCCTCAACCTGATGCGTGAGCGCGGGGATATGTTCGACGGTGACAGATACGAAATATCCATCCGCTCACTGTCCAAGAATTGAAGACCCTGCGAGTCAGTCCGATGCCTTACGTTAAACGAGCGGCCCGCTTGTTCCTGATCCTGACTGGCATGGGCCTGTTCGCCCTCATCGCCGTTCTCATCCTGCTGCTGACGATGCCGGCTCGTCTGCCGATCTAATCCATCACCACACGAAAGCATCACAAATGAAGTCTCGCCTTTTTCTGGCCGCGCTGGCGTTCGCCTGCGTCGCATCTACCGCTCGAGCCGAAACCTGCATCGCATCCCACTATGGCGTTGGCGATGGCTACGGAGGGCGCCGGACCGCCTCAGGAGAGCGGATGAACCCGCTAGCCATGACCGCCGCCCATCGAACTCGGCCTTTCGGAACTGTTATCGTCGTCACCTCTCAGGAGACCGGCCGGAGCGTCACGGTGCGGGTGAACGATCGCGGCCCATTCGTGCGCGGACGATGCGTTGACCTCTCCTACGGAGCCGCGCGGGCTCTGGGCATGGGCGGAACGGCGCGGGTGTCGGTCCAATGAACCGGGATGACGCCAAAACCTTCCTGACAGCAGGTGTGATTGCGGCCTTTGTCTTGCTCGTTGCTGTGGGCACTGCCGGCGCGGCCGAAGTCGTGATCTCCAGGCAAGCGCCATCGGCCGCCTTCTGCTGGATAGCGAGGCGTGCGGTCGACATCGCAGGCAGCGAGAAAGCGGCGGAGGCCAAGGCTCGAACTGAAGGGGTTTCTGAGGAAACGATAGCGAAGGCCAAGAGGTGCACGCGATGATCAATGTTCCAAAAATGCTCGTCATCGGTGTCCTTGGGTCAGCGCAACAGCCGCCGCCCGGCGAGCAATTCTCGACCGTGACCGACAACAACGGCTCCGAACAATTCATCACAGTCATGGACACCAACGGCGCTGAGCAGCGCATCACGATAGCCACGGGATTGAGCTGATATGACCAATATTCTCACTGCATTGAAGCCAATCGGCTACGGGGCATCGCTTGGTGATAGTAGGCCCGCTCGGTTCTACCAGAGCCTTGGCAACAATTTCGGCTTCAGCGGCTACACGGCGTTCACCTGCGCACAGGCTCGCACCGGCCATCGTATCAAGATGGTCTATAACGGCGGCAACTCTGGCGATCAGTCTGACCAGATGCTGGCGCGGGTCGCAGCGACCATTGCGTCGGGCGCCGGTACGCTGATCATCCGCATCGGCGTCAACGACATCAACAATGCGGGCGTCGGCTACACAACGGTCAACACGGTTGGACCCAACCAGGGCGTTGCCGTCACGACCGCAAACGTCGCTCTGATCTGCTTCCAGAACATCCAGTGGGCGGCCCAGCAGTTCATCCGGGCCGGCGGCCAGAAGGTGCTCATCTTCCTGGAGTGCGGCGCGGAGGTGTTCGGGACCGCGCAGATCGCGGCAGTGATCAACCTCAACCAGCGTCTTCGCGAGTTCGCAGAAGCTGAAGGCCGGGTTGTTCTCTGGGATGCATGGCAATTGATGCACGATCCCGCAGCGTCCACCACCTCGACGCTTCGCTTCAAGTCCGGCTACGCAGCTGAAGCTGCCGGCAGCGGCACCCATGAGAGCAACAAGGGCGCTTATTTCGGGGGCAAGGATCTGGCGCCGATCCTGGCTGCAAACTGGCCGGCTGTCCCGTACCTGCCCTCGGACGTGAACGAGGTCACGGCCATCACGACCAATAACCTGCTCCTGAACCCGCTGTTCATGACGACATCAGGCGGCACAGGCTCTGGCTCGAACGGCATCACCGGCACAGTTCCGGGAAGCTGGACGGCAGACCGCACGGGCGGCGGCAGCACGCAGACCGCGGTGATCTCGACGGGAACGCCATCGGACGGTTCGCCTGGAACAGAGTGCATCATGGCGTGCACCTTTGGCGGCGCTGGCGATATCATCCGCATCCGGCAAGACGCCGTGATCGCGAACATCAGCATCGGGGACTTCCTCGAAGGCGTCGGCAGCGTTGTCATCGACAGTGGTGCAACGAGCCTGGCCGGGGTGCAGATGGACCTTCAATATGCCGACGGCACCACGACGTGGAACTTGACGGATCTGAAGCCGCTGGACAACAACGCAATCCCGACCGACGGCGTGACGTACTTCCTCAAGACGCCGCCGTATCCCGTGACTGTGAAGGGCGGCGGCGCGTTCATGTCGATGCGGCTCTACGCGATCGGATCAGGGGCGGGGACGGCTACGGTTCGGTGGCGGACGATCCAGGCCCGGAAGCGGTTCGCGCTGTAGGGCGCTGTCTCAAGGAGAGTGGGGAAGTGCCGCGTCGAAGATCACCTCGACGCGGTTGGCAACCCGGTTGAACGGCGGCATCTCGACCACGCGCATTTCGCTGCGCATCACGGGTCCGGTAGGCCGGTGCTTCTCCGGAATGCGCTCCAGTTCCTCGCCCGTCAGCAGACGCTCGACGTTGAAGCGGCGGACGAACGACCCTCGCCGGAAGGCCAGCGGGAAGGTCTCAAAGCTCACGCCGATCTCCTTGAGCATCGCCAGCATAGCCTTCTGATCCTGGCCGTGCAGCTTCTTGTGCGAGAACCGGCTTTGGGCGACCATGCTGATGGCGTTCTTACGGGCGTCCATAGCGCGCCACAGGAAGGCGTTGGCGGCCTCTTCCTTGGAGGGTAGCTGGAACACTCGGCAGTCAAAATGGGGCATCCTGTCCTCGTATCCGGGCGGGCAGACGCGCGCAAACTTGGCGGCGGCCATCGAGGCCAGAACGCTCGCCATCTTCTGGACCTTTCCCGAAAAGAAGACGTCCGATTCCGGGCTGTCAGCCAGCCACACAAGGCTGATTTCGTCGGACTGCGTGTAGCCGATCCGCGCGTGCGTCTCGTGGACAAGGTGCTTGGTCGTCTCGACCATGGCCTTGGTCATACTGGCGTCGAAGGGGCGATCCATCCCGCGCGTGAACCGGGAAAATGATCGGCCGTCGATCCGGGCATATATCGGCAGCGTCGCGTCAAACTTGCGCGCCGTCTCCGCAGCCTCGTAAGCCTTCATGCGGTTTCCGAACTCGTCGGTATCCTTGAGGCGGCTCATCTCACGTCCCCGTTGTTTGCCCAACTGTGCCCTAGCTGATCATCCAGCGATGGAGCGGGCAATCCCATTCACAAAACTCCGTGCCGGCAAGTCTGCAATATTTCGTCAGGCCACCCGCCGATTGGTCCCAGCGACCACAGTCAGCCTCGCGGCTGTCTTCCTCTTCATCCTCGGCTTCTTCGTAGTCGATATCGTCCATGGCCTCTCTCACGATGTTCGCTTAGCTGTAGTTACGCGCCTGCCACCGATCGATAGCGCCATGTCTAGCCTCGTCCAGATCGCGAGCATTGTAGCTGGTCTGCGCAGTGCATTTAGAGCATGAAATGATGCTGCGGAAGACGCCCGATGTATCGTTGACCTTGTTGATGATAGCGGAGAGCGCGTCACCGCAGAATGGGCAGCACTTCAGCTTGCCCTCAAGGACGAGTTTGATATCGAAGCTATCTGGCTGGAGGTATCGCATCATCACATCCTGCTCAACATCGCTAGACTGGGGCATCTTCGGTGCGGCCCCAGCCGTCACATTTATCACAAATGATTTGTTCGCTGGCCTTCAGCTTCAATTGATCTGGAACTGGGATGGCGCTTTGCGCCATCAGTTTGCCATCACGCATAACCATCGCTCCGCCACCCTTGCATTTCTTGCACTCAGGCATCGTGCGCGGCCTCACGCTTCTCAGGAGCAATCCGCAATTCCTCATAATCCCGCTTTGCTCGGTATTGAGCCAGAAACCATGCGGCCTGGTCTCGCTCAGTGGGCGTCAACCTTGCGACCTCGCATATTTGATCGAATGTCATTTGCCGTCCCAGCATTTGCAGTTCGGGTGGTTGGTCTCTTTCGATCCGTTGCACTGCCACCAAGGCCAGCAATCTGGCGCGGGAGGCGGCTTGTCGGTCCCAAATGCATGTGCGCCGTAGAGAATGATAAAGAGAAGCGCAACGAACACCAGCCGGGCTGCACACTCCATGACCCTGCCGTAGGGAATATATTTATCCTCGTCGCCGTCCGTCATGTCCAAGAGACCCAACTGCCATTCATCGCCGCATCATCTCCGCTCAAATGTAACTGACAAAGGATACTTTCGATTATGTGCACGCCTTTTCTTCAAATCGACTTCTCTCAGCGTGCGTTCGACGGTTGGGTCCGTCGGCTGCCAAACGCACCCCTCGCCACAGGGCCTGCTATGCCAGCTCTTACAATAGTCACACCAGCTAAGTTCTTCATTCATCAGCGCACCTGAATAAGCATCTGTGCGACCACGAAGCGGTCAGTGGCGTTGGTGATGAACTGCATCGGATTTCCAGCCTTGGCGCCTAGCGTCACAAGCGCGGCCAGAGCGTCCTTGTTCATCTGGAGGAGTTCGACGGCGATCTTCTGAGTTGCGGTCTCTTTAGATTTTGGTGCGATTTTCATAACGTCCTCAATGTTCGGTCAGGATCGCTTGGTAGCCGGCACGACCCAGCCAGTTTCAGATATGGCTTCGTCAACCGCTAGCCGCAAATCCCTCCATTCCTGAAACGTACAGACGATGCGCTGCTCGCCCTGCGCAATGGTGACATCGGCGGCGATATCTTTTTCCCCATCTCGATGCCAGCGAGCTTTGATCTCTTCGCGGAAACCGCTGCCATCGTCGTAAGGGCGACGATTGATTTCAGAAACTGTGATCTTCACTGGCGCTCTCCATTCGGCACTTCAGGTGTGTCGAGATACCGAAGCTCCCATGTGGGATGAAATGGCATGGCGTGCTTCGATCCGTCGAGCACGATCATAAGATGCGGGCCGCTCGCGCTCTTGATGGTGCCGAGTTTAGAGAAGCCGCCGCCCGTATATTCAACGCGCCCACCACGCTTTGCCGGCACGGCGTAGGTTTTACGGATGTAGTCGAAGCTCATAGTCTCCTCCCAAGTTGCTACTGAAAATCTGGGATGCGGGCGCCATCGTCCGCCATCCGATCCAAGATGTGACCCGTAGGCTGCACCAGCTCGGCCGCTTCTGCGTCGCGACTATTACGCCATGCAAGTTCGGTTCTGATCTCGTCCATTAGATATTGAGCCGCCCGGTATTCAGCCCACCAGCAATTGTTCGTGGCGCACGAACTGCTGGCAGCAAGCAGCATATACAGGCCCTCGGTCGTCTCGGCCTGGATATGCTCAAACATCTCGCTGAAGTGCTCGGCGTGGGGTCTAAGAAGCCGCTTCTCGTCTTTCGTCAGCCAGTGCTTTTTGATCATCGTCATGTCCTTGCCACTGCGCTAGAGTGCGGTCGTCTTGAGGTCGCGCTCCAGGCGCTCAATCTCTTTGCGCTTGTCGGCGATCTCCTTCTCGATCTCGGCCGCACGGAAGGCGGCCACTGCCTTCCTATTCGCCTCGTTGGGGCTACCGCGGTTCATGACGCCGCTGATCGTACCCAGCAGCGGCTCCAGCACTGAACCCAGCCAGCGCTCGCTAACGTCGCGCGAGTGCTTATGATCATCGATATAGGCTGTCATGGTGTCGTAGAGCATGCGGGCGGTAGTCGTCTTCCGTTCCATAACTTCGCTCATGAATATTCTCCCTGTCGAAGTTGGGATGTGGATTGCAACAGCTTCCGGCCTCCTGGTGATACGATCGGGTTGCCGGTCGTCGGATGCATCCACACCAGCCGGCGGCGCTTTAGAGCTCCGAGCGTCTTCCCGTGGAAATCGTCGCGCTTGGCGCCGTCCACGATACGTTGGAGTTCGGCGATGATCTTGTCCTTGGTCACAGCTTGCCCCTGCACTGCGCCTAAGAGGCCAGAAGCCGGTGAAGGTCGGCCGTCTGTCGCGCGATCGACCCGAGGTTCTGTCGGCGCTTCTCCGGCACCCAGTCCGGCATCAGGTAGTCGATCCAGTCCTCGGGCGGGCGCGGCATCCCGTCCATGATCTCCAGGATGTTCGAGCAGCGCCGGCCGATCTGGCTATCGAAGCCGTGCTTGTCGCGGAGCTTCTTCAGGACGGTAGTGGCGGAAGGCATCGATCGGGTCTCGGTGAAGTCGGTCATGGGGTGGCTCCCTTGGGTTTCTTTTCGAATTTGCGACGGCAGGCGGCGCACTGGTTGCTTGAGTGAACGTCGCGCTCCAAAATGTTGCGGCTCATCTCAGCCCATTTTCCGCAAAGGGATCGGCTATCGTAGCCAAAAAAATGCCACTTGCCGCGGTCCCCGCCCATAAGTGACCAGCCTCGGCCAGAAGGTGAGGGCGTCGCCGAAACTTCCTCTTTGCTCTCAACGATGCTCATTAGCCCTCACTTTTCTGTAAGTGATTGGGCCGGTTAGAGGATTTGACTTCTTCTTCCCCCACCAGCCCTTTGTTAATGTGTTGATCTGTAAGCGTATTCTGCTCTCGCGCCCCCACTTTTGCAAGCGGTGAGGGAATAGATTTCAGCTTTTCAGCCGATTGTTTCGCCAGTTTCGCGCGGTTCGCGGTCTTCGTGTAGTGCGCCGCCATGCGCCCGCCGGTCCAACCGAACAGGGCGTCTAGTTCCGACTCCGTAGCGCCGTTCTCGGCCGCGATGGTGGCTGCGATCTTCCGGACCCCGTGAGCGCTCTTCTTCACGCCGGCTGCGCTAGCGGCCTCGGAGAAGGCATTGCCGAACGATTCCTTGACGAAGCGGTGGCCACGCTCCCCGACAATCCATGTCTCGGTGCCGATCGGGCCGACATCAAGGGTCGCTTGCAGCACGTCGAGGACGGGCAGCGTCACCAAGACCATCTCCTGGCTCTTCTCAGTCAGGATCTCAATAAAGCCGTTCTTGATGTGCCCGGGCCCGACCAGTGCGGCATCGCCGCGGCGCAAGCCCGTGTAGAGCAGCACGTCAATCCAGACCCGCTGCGGCGTGCCGAGTGGCCAGCGCTTGTAATAGGCGTCCACGTCCTCATGGGTCCACGGAGCGAAGCCGGCATTCCGGCGACGCTTGGGTGGCTTCACGTCGGCAGTCGGATCTTTGCGCACGTGTCCGCGGCTCTTAGCCCATTGATAGAGCCCGCGCATGGTGTCGAGGAAGTTGCGCGCCGCAGACGGCGTATCAGCTCGCCGGTCAAGGCCCTCGGTGATATCGCCGCTGTCCAGCGCCCCGAACGCTTCGTCCCCGGCTCCCTTCAAGACATGCAGCATGATGTTCTCGCGCTGCTTGCGCGTTGCGGGTGAGAGCACCTTCCATGCGCCTGTCTTCCGATAAGCGTCCCACAGCCAGCGCAGCGTGCCGGCGGTGGTCTGGCCACGCTTGGGGAGCTTGCCCTGGATCGCGGCATCATACTGTGCGTTGAACTCGTCCGAGCCAAACTCAGCCCTCAACCGATAGCGCGGGCCCTTCCCCTTGCGCACATACCAGACGTGCTGGCCATGGCGGTTCTTCTGACGGTGCAGATAGGGCTTCCGGGGGCGGGGCATGGCGGCGATCAAAGAACGATCCTCCGCTTCGGCGCAACTTCATTTTCATCCGGTTCCCGTCGTTTCCCCGGAATCGGGTCAATCAATATCTCGCCGTCCTTCGTGATCCTGACCATGCCCGCGTTGCATTGTTGCGCCGCGCGGATCGCGCGGGCGACATCAGCTTGCGTCACGCGGGCTGGTGTGCGGCTCATTCACCACCCAACTTGTTCGACGTCAGCGGGGAAGAGAATGGAGTGTCTTCTGTCGGGAAGCCGTTGAACCAGTCGTTCAGCAGGATATGTGCTTCGGACAGATCGCCCCGAGAGTCTTTAATAGCGTCTTGGTCGCTCTCCTCTCCACAAAGGAAGGTCTCGAACTCGTCCTGGCTTTGCTCCAGCAGACGTGCAAGGCCGCGTTCGGCGCCCTCGACCAAGTGAGCCCACGCCTCTGGCACTGTGAAGTGATCGAGGTCTATTGGCTCGGGTAGACCTTGTCCGGCCGCGATGCGGTTCACGTGATGCGCACCGTTGTCGAGTTCGATCTCGGTGATGGCCGCATGCAAGCCGGGGTAGTTCACGCGATCAATGATCATGTGCACTTGCTCTGATTTGAGGTCAATTGGGATAAGCGCTCGCGCCACGCTTGCTCCGTGAACGCCACATCGAACTCAGTGTCAGGAAGGCTCGGGTCTAGCGCTGTCATGATCCCGTGGAGGTCAAACGGTGCCGTGCCGATGCCGGTGCCGATCTCGACCTTGAAGCGGGCGCTGATGTTGTCCCAGAGCGCCTGAGATAGGAAGAAGCCATACGGGACGCGCTTGCGGTCCATCATCACGGCGGACATCTCAGCCAGTGAGAACCGCTTCTGCGGCCCCGCGATTGCATTCGTTTCAGTCATTCTGCCCCCCCGCACTGATCTGAAGGCACCGCTGGATCGCGCACACCCTCTGCCTGGATTCTGGCGAACGGCAAGCAATCCGCGATGTAGCTCATGATTGCGTCATAGCCTTCCGGCTTGACGTGAGCGAAGGCGACCCCCACGATCCCGGTGAGGGCTCCGGCGACAAAGCATTCCAACTGTCGCTGAGAAGGCATCTCGCGATACAGGGTGACCTTGTCAGCGTTGAGCGCCAGTTGCGTCACTTGCCGGCGGAACATGTCTGCGACAATGTCGTCAGGATCTTCGGGGTTGAAGGCGGCGAATTCACTCACGCGCACCTCCCACATCAGCGGCCACGCGGGTGAACGCCGCTTGCAAAGTCTCGAAGTCCTTCTTGCACTGCTCGCACATTCCAGGGCCGCCGCACCGTGCAATCGTGCTGTCAGGGCGGGTGAAAACGTGACCGTGACCGACGTTGTCGAGTCCTTCGGCCTTCAGAAGCTTTCCGATCTTCATCCTATTCCCCCGTCAGTTTCGTTGAGGACACAACAACGCCAGCGCCACGCGTAACCGTGCCAATTACGAGGCGCCCGGTCAGGGCAAGCGCGAAGTCAGCCGGGGTCATCTCGACGCGAAGCACGGTGCGCGCGCCCTGTTTGAACGTGATCGCAATCGGCGGCGGATCAGTCGCGCCATTCATCTGCGCAATCATCACGTCTACCTGTTCGTTCATTTGCAGTTTCCCTGATGCGAAGACATCGCGTGATTGAACGCCTCGACGACCCGCTGCGCAAATTCCTGGCTGCCGGGCTTCGGCGTGAACCACATCACGACATCGACGTTGTATGCCGCGCTGATTGAGCTATCGAGCACGACCGGAATCCAGCCAGGTGCCGGGTGAAGTTCGGAAGCGATGCGAAGCTTTTGGCTCATTTGCCACCGCCATGTGGGCGCGAGAGTGGGCCTGTGGGCGGGTCATAGTCTGGGTATTCGTCATCACCCAGATCGCCCGTGTTGTAGCAGGCGTTGCAATAGAATTTATTCATCGACAGCGCTCCGAATAGTAATGTGACAGCACGCCCTCTGGATTGATCTCTGGTTCATTAATTGGTTCGCCGCGGACGATGCGCGCGGCCTCTTGAAGCACTTCGCAGTCTGGCGATGCCCAGCCGAATGGGCTTTCGACAGATCGCCGGGCGGCAATCTGCAGCAGGCCGTCTGCAACTTCCTTCGGTGTCATTGATCACCCTCGCGACCTAGGCGCGTCACCGAGGATGAGGCAATCCAGTCGGCAAAGATGATGAAGGTGTTCCGGCCGTCCGACGACTGCGGATACATTTCCGCGTAGCGACGGGCCTCTGCCTCAATGTTTTGTATCGTTCTTTGAAGGAGTGCGCCCCCTTCAAGGTCTGCGGCCAATCTTCCGGCGGCGAAGCCGACGTCATATCCCTTTAGGTATTCGCCCATAGCTGTTTCCGATCTTAACCGTGCTCGACGGCATTGTTCAGCGCGCGGAGCAGCTCGCACAGATGCGGGAAGTCTTGCTCCAAGGCGGCTTTCTCGTCATTTTCTGTGCCTTCCCATGCGTCGAGAAGGCCGCCAACGATTGGCATTACCCGCGCGGCCTGCTGCTGGCGCAATTTGTCCAGCCCCTTATTGATCTTGCTCACTTGCCTGCTCCCTGCGGTTCGCGAAGCGCTTGCACAATCTCGTCGGCATACTTCTCCGGCAACTCGACCAGCGTCCGCCAGCGCTTCACGTAGCAAAGCTTGACGCTCTTGCTCGCTGTCTGCGGTTCAGTGAGCGGGAGAGTGTCGGGGAAGCTGTTGAAAGCTTCTTGGAACGCCTTCACCGAGACGTTGACGCCGACGCCTCCCGCATAGACGGAGGTCGCAGCGGCGATCGCTTGGAACGTCCGATTGTAGGGAAACTCGTATCGGCCGGTCGCTTGCTCAGTCGCGGCAGATGATTGGGGACGAGGGTCACCGTAGAACTCGCCGATCGTCTTGCCGTCCGATCTCGCCGTCTCGACCGGAGCAGCCGGCGGCTGGGCGGCGTAGAGGGGTTGAACGCTCCAGCCGTGGTTTCCCGCAATATCGGTTCGCATGAGCAGCGAGGCCGCGTGCTGCTGGTCATGCCCGGCAGTTTGCAAAGCCCACCCATGCTTGGGATGCCATCCACACCACGCGACTGGTTGGGCAGGAGCGCCGATGGCTCCTTCCACCGCTGTACGAGCTGCGGTGAAGGCGGGTCCACCGATCCTGCCAAACTCGTAGTCAACCGCCGCCTGGATCAATCGCTCGGTTAGCGCAGATGCACTCTCAGCGGAGACGTGGGGATCTGAATTGGTCATTGTTCATCTCCGAGATAGCGATCCCAGGCTGCGACGTGCTCGGCCTTGCTGCGATAGAAAAAACTGCACAGATGGAAGTCGGCGCGGCTGCTTTCGGCGTAAGCGCCTGCATAACCAAGCAGCCACATCAAAAAGCGATCGTAGCGCGTGTCCGGCCTAGGAATCGGCAACGCCATGTAGGCCCGATAACAAGCCCAGCACCAAAGCCACATCCATTCGAAATACAGGCGCTTCATTCTCAGTTGCCCTGATGTTGAGACTGCGCGAGTGCGGCCTTGCGCGCATAGATGTTGCAGCGGCGGACTTCCTTGAAGCCCTCTCTCGCCTTGAGTTGGCGCACGGTGATGCCGTGCCAGTCGCTGCGATAGATCTTGCCATCGGCGACGTAGAGGTAATCGCCATAGACCGGATAATCGTCCGGCAGGATTCCCTCGTCTTAAAAACTCATCATCGTAGAGTCCATTTCGGCAATCCTCCCAATACATTCGGCAGTGGATGCACCACCTGGATTCGTCATTCTCAGTCGGCCGCTCGCACGTCTCGCACTTCCACCGCGCGTCCTCCTGATCGATGGGGACTTGAAGCATCCGATATTTGCGCTGGCGCTTCGCGGTGGCGGGCATTTGTCACTTTCCCTGCGGCGATGACAGTGGTTATGCGGCAATAGAGCGCGGCGAATTCAAGACTGCATCAATCAATCGCCATCCGACCTCCGAAGGCCGGAAGAATGGGCCGCGCATTCCTTCGTCTGGCATACAGCGAAACCACGTCTCAACAATCCCGCGACGCCAGAGTGGCTGCATCGCTTCACGCTGATCGCGGGTCAACGTGACTTGGCCGCCATTGGCGCAGCAGATCGCTAGATGACGCAACGTTGCGATTTGCCGATTGCTGAGACGCTGTTCGCTCACAAACACTCTCCGATCACTTCACGCTTGAGGGAGGCAACCTTGTCGCCGTCCGACTGGACTTCCCCGATAAGGGCGACGATCCACCAACGATCGCCTTGCCATTTCGGAGGGATGAACGTGGCGTGGAGACCGCGCCGCGTGCAGATCTCCAAAGGCCCAGCGATTTCCTCGACGGAGCCGGGCTCGACGGGCTTGTTCTTCCCGCCGTTGCAGGCCCGGCCAGAAGCATCAGACCGCCAGAAAGCGATAGTCGCCCCCGCCTCCTGAAGCTCGCGCAAGCGAGCCTGTGAAGTGTCTGGCCACTTCCGGGCGAAGCACGGAATGGTGGCCAGCCAGTACTGTTTGGAGCCGTAGCCGGAGCCGTCGCCGGAGCCGGAGCCGTAGCCGGAGCCGTAGCCGGAGCCGTAGCCGTAGCCGTCGCCGTAGCCGTCGCCGGAGCCGTCGCCGGAGCCGGAGCCGTAGCCGGAGCCGGAGCCGGAGCCGGAGCCGTCGCCGGAGCCGGAGCCGGAGCCGGAGCCGGAGCCGGAGCCGGAGCCGTCGCCGGAGCCGGAGCCGTAGCCGGAGCCGGAGCCGGAGCCGTTAAGCAACGAGTGCGGGACTTCGCCCCGCACGAGCTTTGCTTCGCTTACTTCCACGGCGCGGACTCCCAAGCCTGGACGGCTGCCGGCGTGCAGAGCGTGACGGAAGTGATGTCACGCAATTGCATATCGGCAGCGGGGCCGACGCGAGAGCCTTTGACTGGCCCCATGTTGGCGAGGCCGATAAATCCCTTGTTCTCTGCCGGCCAATACAGGCAATTGCGCGCCGCACGAAGGTCGATGAATGCGCCACTGATGTCGGTCGCATAGCCGAAGAAAACGCCGCGGTGCTGGGTAGTGACCATGACAGCGAGTTCTTCTGCCTCGGCCTTCTTACGGTTCGGGTGGTTGATCACTTCTCTTCTCCTGCCCCTGAGAAACCCCGAGGCGCGGGTATTCAAAAATCCTCAGTTGCGCTCTCGTAGCGGTCTGCGCTTCAGTAGTGACCGCCAGAGCTCGAACCCGGAACGTCTCCAGTCTTCACCCAGCTTCCGCTTGGCGTTTGCTCCTCGACGATGAGGCGCGTGTTGCCCCAGTCGTCGCGAGGCTCGGAGCGCGTTCGCACTCGCTGCCCCGTCTGCGGGTTAACGGTGAGGCCGAGGCGGCCGATGATGTCGCTGAGAAATGATCGGGACATTAGGAACGCCTCCTTGCCAGCCCGCGCGCGAGCCGCCGCTTCTCGGACCTGCCGAACAAAACTGCGTTGCCGAGCATCAGCAGATAGAACGGCCCGACGATCGCCAGCAGGACAACGCCGCAGAGGAATTGGAGGGCGTAGATCATGCCAGCGCCCTCTGCTGAAACGGGCGAGACTGAAGCTTGCGGCCAGCCGGTATCTTGCAGCGCTGCTCTTTCGGCTTGCGCGCCTTGATTTTCTGCGGACGCGGTGCGGTCTTCGGCTCCAGGGCGCGCGCGGCGCCGCCGGATTCGATCCAGAGTGATGCGGCGATCTTCCACGGGTCGATGCCGCGCATCATCCACCATTCGCGTTCGTTGCTATTGTGCTGGCAGTCGACGCCGATCCGGTGATGGTACGGGCACAACGGGACCGTATAGCGGTCGTGCGGCTTCTCGCCTTTGCCAGTCAGTTCCTTGCCGATCGCCAGATTGTCCATGCGCAGATGCGCGGGCTCTGCCTGGCGCTTGCAGAACGGCAGGCAGCACGGCTGCTGGCGCACGAATGCGAGGTGACGAGCATCCTCTTGGCGCGGGTCGCGCTGGCGGAGTTCGCTCATGAGGCGACCCTCCGCGTCAGCCTAAAGTCACCGACCCACGCCTCAACCGCGGCACCGTTATGGATCCACCCACACAGAACCGTGTAGTGATGCGGGTAAAAGGCAAAGCCGATCACGGAAGCGATAATAGATCCGTCGCCGTCGATGATGACTTTGTCGCCAAAGCTGAATTGAGCGCAGAATCCGGTCGCGGTAATTGGCTCGCTCATGAGTATTCGTTCCCTGTCCAATCGTCCCAGTTGAAGCCGCATCTGCACTTCGAAACATGACCAGGAAGGTACTTGCCGTCCCTGTAGTTCGGCTCGCGCGATTCCTCACACTTCGGACAAACGGGCTCCTCAATGGAGATGATCGTTCCGGGTGGGAATAACTTGGCATCGAGCGTCAGCGGCTCGTGCTCAAAATCGCCGTCCTTGTCGCCGTCGGCGTAGGTCCACCAGCGCGGCACCATCTGATCGCACTCAGGGCCGCCGTACACGTCAGGCTTCATCTCTGCGCGCATAGTCTCACGCCGCTTGATCGTGCTCATCTTGTCCTCCGTGTGACCGCTGAATATGCAGCAAATCTCTTCGATCTGGTGTTGCCTGAACTCCATTAGCTGCGCGTCTGCCGATGGCGCCGCGGCAAACAGAGAGAGTTTGAGTTGATCGCTCATCTAGGAACCCCGCACTTCGCGCAACCGTGCAGCCACTCCGTGCCAAGAAGCTTCGCCTTCCAGCCGTCGGCGCGCGCCATCTCCCACGCCTCCGAAAAATCAGCGCTATCCGTCTCCAGAATCTCCGGGCAGGAATCGCATTCGAAGATGAGCTTTCCGTGCGATCGGTCAATCATTCGCGTGGCGCCTCTGGCGGCTTCGGTTGCAGTTCGCGGATGCGCTTGTCCAGGGTCCAGACCAAATCCTCACCCATGCCGATACTCTGACGCGGAAGCAGGCTGAGCACGATCGCGAGATTGTCGTAGGCATCGGCCTTCGGCTGGAGGCGATCGATGCGAGCCCGCAGGGACGTGATCTCGTCCTTGCAGCGGTTCATCATCTGGATAGCTTCTTGATTGCTGATCTCAGGCGGCATTGCGTGGGTCTCCTAATTGTTCAGCTTCAGGCCGAAAAGCTCGCGCATTTCGGGTGGCAATTCCTTCGCAGCTGCTTGTCCGGATGGGCTGCGCGCCCATTCGTCGCTTTCCTCTTTGGTGGCGTCGAACTCGCCGTTGGCTACTCGAGAGGCGAACTTGTCGAAGCCTGCGGCCTTCAGTTCGGAATGAAGCTGCGTGATCGGACAGACGTAGGTGTCGGCGTAATCGTCGAATTCGCCCGTCTCCGCGCGCTTCGCGAATGCCTCATACTTCGCCGCATTACCTGGCGCGGCTAGCGCGGCAACCTTCCGAAGTTCTGCGGCCAACTTGTCGCGCGTCCGCATAGTCATTGGAGCCTACGCGAGCGCGCCTCCACATCATCGCGATAGGAGTGCAGCTCGGCATGGCGCGGCCGGTCCGACATCAAAGCGAGCACGACCAATCCGCCGAACACGCCTCCAATCAAAAAGAAACAAGCCCAAAGAGAATAATCCATCACCCCACCTCCGCCATGATATTTCCGATGTTGTCGAGAAGCTGATCGAAGCGCTGCACGTGCAGGTCGGCGCGCTGGTGGGCGATCTCTGGCATGACGCCTAGGCGCCGCTCCGCGCGATAGAAGTTCGTCCAGGCGACGTCGCGAAGTTCCTCACGCGATAGGCCGATAGTCGTGCTCGACGATGCGGCGGCGCCATTAACGCGCGGGAAGGGGACAACGTTGCTCATTAAGCGTACTGCCCGTACTGTAGTGGAGCCGTTGGCTGTTGCTTGCCGCCGCGGCGGATTCGAATGTTGACGGACATGCAGACGTTGCGGAGGCGGTCCCACGTCGCGCGATCGTCGGCGGACCAGGACGCGTCTTCATCGTCGAGCGGGAAAGGGCAAGTCGGCAGCATCGCGCGGTCGAGCAGCCATTTGGGCATCACGGCCAGCACGAAGCGCGTCCCCTCGCATTCGGGGAGAACGATGGAGTTGCGCGGGCCTAGAAACTGCGGGTCGCTGGTCAGCGAGCGGCCGACGCGGATCGTAGACGGATTGGAGCGGCTGTCCGGCTGGCGTACCACGAGCGTGCAGACGTATCCCATGGACCGGTACGACCGGTAATCGAAGTCGGTTCGCGGGTCAGCGTCGCGACGCGGCTGAAGCCTCTTGCGGCGCGTGCACAGGGCAACAAGGCGCGCATGATCGGACTGAGCCTGAGACGGGACGCCGATGGCGCGCCGGCCCATGTCGGTGATGATCGGCCGCTCCATGTCGAGGAAAACGATAAGCTTGAGGCGCTCGGCGACGCTCAGCAGCGGCCAGATCTTTTGCACCTGGCCGGGCCGGCAGACCACGCCCAAATCGTGCGCGGCCGCGGTGCGAAGCAGGTCGACCAGCTCGGGGGCGAGATCCAGAACGTCGGTCATCGCAGCCACGCTACGATTTGGGAAATGATCGCGCACTCGACGGCGATGCTGATCCCGAGGCAGTAGACGAGCGGGTGCAGGCGCATCAGGCCGCTCCCGTAATTAGGGCGGCGCCGATGTAGAGCGCGCAGCAGAAAAGTCCGATCGCCCCGGCGTCGATGATTGCTTCAATGATGTGGGACACTACGCAGCCTCCTTGACGGGAAGCTTGAAAATCTCGTTCAACTTTCCGGTGGGAATGGCAGGAACGACCTTTTCCGAGCCGAGGTATGGCTTAATGAACGGCTCCATCTCCGGCCAAGCTTTCACCAAAGCCGACGCCGTCGTTACGCCGTTGAGTGCAACCTCTATTTGCTTCTGCGATTCACGGATCGCTTGCTCAAGGGCTCCTTGGCGCGAACGAAGGTCTTCGTGGCGCTTCGAAAGTTTGTGGCCTTGATCGTAGGCTTTCGAGCACGCGCCAGCGTGCTTGTTGAGGACGCGGCGGAATTCACCGCGACCGCTAACATGCTTCTGAAAGCGGCCAAGTACGTTACTCCCGATCCGACCATCGAACGCGACCTGCGCATAGCCAGAGCCAAGCTCGCCGAACTTTGCGGTAACGTGAGTGCAGGTAGGCAGCCAACCCTCAGGAAGGGCCGCCATGCGATCGCGGTCGGTCCTACGGTAGACATCGCAGTAAATCTCATCCGCGAAGGTGGCCCAGTCACGAACTAACGCAGCGACGTCCGCCGCAAAACGATGGCGCAGAACCGCGAAGGCAAGGCTTTCGCGAATGTCGTTGGTAAGCCGATTGGCCATCTTCCCCTCCAAAATCCAATGGAGGAGTTTATAGCACCACAATAGTTATTGCACAACTAGAATTATAGTCAGGCTGGAAATTATTATCCTGACTTGCCCTTCGACCTCTCCGAGGCCGGCGGGCGATAACCGGATTCGATCTCGGGGAAGGGCTCGTGCGGGAAGTCGCAATAACCGGTGGCGTCGGCCATGAGAGGGCTTGGTGGCCGGCCGTCGTCGTACAGGCCGATCAGCATGTCCTTTTCGCCGGTGTAGCCGCCGAAGCCGTTCTTCGCGTTCGCACGCACGCAAACGTGCCACATAAACCCCATGTGCCGGCGCGGGGCCGTGATACTCGCGTTCTTGATGCTGTCCGGATCCTTCCAGAGGCTGCCCTTTGCGGCCAGTACGGCGGTTTTCGCGTCTGGTGGCGGCCTATCCGGCACGGCGGATTGATCAGTTTGGCAGCCAGCGAGAGCCAAGGCCATCAGAGCGGCTGCCCGCTTCATCGCTCGCCGGTTCCAGTCTTTCCGACGATAGTCTTTGCGATGTCAGCAATCATGCGCTTCTCCGTATCTGTGGCACGCCCGAGAATAGACATCAGGCCCTCATCCTCCTCGAGAGGGTTAACGTCCAGGAGCCAGCCGGGGTTGGTTTTGTAGACTTGGGCGAGCGCTTGCAGTCCTGCCGGCGTGTAGCCTTGCTCGCCGCGCTCCATGGCGGAGATGTTCCCGGCTGTCATTCCAGATTCGACGGCGACCTGCTCAAGGGTCATATTCCGATGTTTTCGCCATTGCCGGAAGAATTGCTTGGGGGGACGAACGACGGTCTTAAACCGTGTTCGGACTACCTTTTCGGGTTTGGTCCTGGGGAGTGGGGTTGTTTTTCTAGTCATACTATAAGTTAGCATAATCCGCCGGTGGCACCATGCAGCCGTGCCATATTTCTTGTTGTGCTATAATTATTGCTGTGCTATATGAGCTTTATGAAGCTCGCAGATTGGCTTGCAATCCCTAATCCCGACGGCACGAGAAAGCGTCGCAATCAGTTTGCGGCCGCGATCAACGTGACTCCGATCATGGTGACGATGTATTGCGACGGCACCGCTTGGCCCGGTCGCGATAAGATGGCCGCGATTGCGCGTGCAACCGCTGGTGCCGTCACCGCCAATGACTTCGTGGATATGCAGCAGGGCGCCGCCTAATGCGCCAGATTTGTTCCATTCCAGATCGTGATGCCCTTGGCGGGTTCCTTGAGTCTCAAGGCTTTTGCGGTCGCGGCTTGGGCATCGTCGGCTCCGACAAGCGAGCACGCGAGGTTCAAATTTGCGCCGCCCTGCAAGACGAATCCGATCGTCCGAAGTACGCCATTGACCTTCCGATACGCTCCAAAACCATCGCAGTAGGTGAGCGGCATGTTCATGGCCTGCTCGATCAGGTCCTCGTCGCTGTATGGCATACTCACCCCCGCTCCGCTTTTTCGAACAGGGTATTTCGCACAATTGACACAAAGCTGAGTGGTCAAAATTGCTCACCGTGCCTGATTTTTCAGCGCACTTTGTTGGGCATAACGTCGCTCGGCGAACCGCAAATATCGTCAGCGGTGCTGTCATGATGCGGCGCATTTTACTTCCCCATCCGGGGATCGACGCGGCCGTCACTGAGCGCAACCAGCCCTGCGCATCGGTGGCGGCCGTTTTTGTTTCGAAGTCCGCAACGGCGGCCAAATATTCCTGCCCGGTGTGCGGCAGGACGATTTGTGAATGCAATTTGGAAACGGTGCGCGCGTTGCCCCCGACGCTTTCCTCCCAGGGCGCGCCGTTACTGGCGGAGGCGTTTAACGACGCCTCCGCATTTTCTTCTGTAATCCGGATGGGAGTCCGGATCCGTGACGCGGTCGCTTCGACTCGTTGTGCATCGGTAGCGACCGCTGATCGCGCTCGTAAAAACTCCCGCACGTTGCGTACTGCAACCGTGATCGCAATCGCGGAACAACAACCATCAATCTCATCAGGGGTGTAAGTCATCATGGCGCCAGCATCGGCCATATCGGACAATCGCGCAAATTTCGTCACCGCAGATCATTGCGGTAACCGCCGCAGAGCATTGCGGTTGACGGTCGAATTGATGGAGCGGTCGCGCGCCGTTTTCCCTGTGAAGACCGCGCTGCATCTCGCTGACATCACGGGATATTCGCTGCGCAATTGCGAATACTGGCTGTCCGGAAAGGCCACGATCCCCGGTGACGCGCTCGCTGCCCTGCTTCGGAGCGAATGGGGCCGCGAATTCCTCGCAGCGGTGATGACCAACAACACGCCGCGCTGGTGGATGAAGCTGAAGGCCTGGATGGCATCGGTCGACCTCGCCACCGCCGAACGCAAGCAGCGCCGCAAACTCCGGGAATTGCTCGATGACGCAAGCCAATCGCCGAACGCGGCTGCCCTGCTTCTTCAAGACGAGGATTTCTATTCGGGCCAGCCTTACCCGGCTCGTTCGTTGGCTCCGCGGCGGCGCTGAGGCCTAGCTGATCGACATCACTTCGCGAGAGCGAAGCGGAATTCATATCGAGGAGGTAGCGGCATGCAGACTATGCAGTCGACGGCGGCGCTTGTTCACGACGATCCGTACATGCGGCTAACGCCACGGCAACGGGTCGCTGAGGTCAAGCGGCGCCGTCAGAATTTCTTCGGTAAGAATCGTCCGACAATTAATCCGGCGCCCCGTGCCGTTGATCAACCTTTAGAAGCCATCGATCCAGCCGTCAGGAGGTGGATTGAGACAAAGAAAGAGACCTTCTCGCAACCTTGGTATCACGTGATGTGGTTCTTCGATCTCGTCATTGTGAGAGATCCGCCAACGGAGCTACCGAGGCGGAAGTATCCACGCATCCAGGACATTCAACGGGCCGTGGCGGATTTCTATGACGTCAAGGTCCACGATATTAACGCTCAACGGAGGACCGCGAATATCGTGCGGCCCCGCCAGGTCGGCTACTACCTTTGTAAGATGAAGACCTTGAAGTCTCTGCCGGAGATCGGGCGCAACTTCGGCGGCCGTGATCATACTTCCATTCTCTCGGGTATCCGCAAGATCGAGCGCCTCTTGATGGTGGACGAGGATCTTAATGCAGATATCGACCATCTGTCGGCGCAGATCGACGAATTTATGAGGGCAGCATGACGCCGGTTGGATTCTGGACGGAGGACCGGGTCGAGCGTCTGCGTTCGCTGTGGGATGATGACTCGCTTTCGGCGCGGATGATTGCCGATAGTCTCGGCACGACGCGCAACGCCATCTTGGGCAAGGCTCACCGGCTCAATCTGGCCGACAAGAGGTACACTGGCGGCAGCGTGATCGCGAAACGTATTGAGGTGCGCCGTTTCGCCGAACGGTCCAGGCCACGGCCGGCGCCAAAGAGCATCGTGGTTTCGACCCACTATTTCGAAGGACCGGCCATCTTGCGGCCGGCCCAGACCACGTTCGTCGCGCCGGTTGTGCGGAAGGGCACGAGCAAGACGCATCCCAACTACCGCAACCAGCTCGGATTCCTGCCTGACATGACGGTGCGGGAGCGCCGCAACATGCTGGCGGAGGCAATGGCGAATACGGCCGCGTTGCCGGTGGAGGGCTGATGGCGCAACAGCTCTCATTTGACGACTATGCAGCGGGCTGCGCGCGCGACGTCGGCATCGTCGAGGCTGAATTTGCGGAGGCGCTGGTCAGCGACTTCGGCGAGGTGGCCTATGCCGCGATCTGCCACGTCGCGCGCCGGCAGGTCGAGGTACACGTCGACGACATCCTCAGGCACTGCAAGGTGCAGCCGAGCCATCCCAACGCTTGGGGCGCCGTGTGGCTCAAGGCGATCAAGGAAGGCATCTTGCTGCGCACCGGCACCGTAAAGCCGTGCCTGAGCGATCCGCTGAAGCACAAGCACAATTACCCAGTGTACCGGTCTGGCGTGTTCCACGGGAGCCGCGCGTGAGCGCCAGGGGCAGGAAAGCCGGCCAACTGCAAAACCAGCGCGACGCGCGGGGATGGATGATTCCGCGCACCGGGACCCGGCGGCGCGCCGTCTATGACGCGTTGTCGGCCGGCGAGAGCCGCGCCAGCATCTGCCAGTCGCTGTCGATGCGTCGGGAGGCGTTCAAGTCGCACGAGGCCAGCATCATGCGGTGGCAGAAGGTGCTGCGATGGCGCTCTATGGCCTCAGAATTGAGGGCCGCATGAATACGCGCATGCAGAGTACCGGGGCGACAACTGACGTCGACGACGGCCTGATCTTGGCGCTGTGGAAGCAGGGAATTGACACGCTGGACATCGCAAGGCGGCTCGGCGTGCACGAGTCCGAGGTCGCGAACCGTCTGTTTCATATCCGGGAGGCGGCGCGCCGTGGCTGAAACGTTCCTGGACGGCAAGGTCATGCTGCACGGCGGCGACAATCGGGAGGTGCTCAAGGGCATCGCTGATTGCTCGATCGACAGCATCGTGACAGATCCGCCCTACGCGCTGGTGTCGATCGTTAAGCGGTTCGGCAAGGCCGGCAGCGCGGCCGTGAAGGTGCCTGAAGATGGTAGCGGCGCCTATGCGCGCGCGTCCGCCGGCTTCATGGGCAAGGCCTGGGACACCGGGGAAACGGCATTCGCGACTGAGTTCTGGGCGGAGTGCCTGCGCGTCTTGAAACCGGGCGGCCATGTTGTCGCGTTCTCGGGGACTCGAACCTATCACCGGATGGCCTGCGCGATCGAGGATGCGGGCTTTGAAGTCCGGGACATGCTGTCGTGGCTTTATGGTAGCGGCTTCCCGAAAAGTCACGACGTCAGCAAGCAACTGGACAAGTCGGCTGGGCATTGGCGCGGTCGGGCTGGCGCGGTCACGATCTCGGATCAGGTCGCTAAGGGAACCGAGTACGAGCGGACCGACAAGGGAGACCCCATTACCGCCGCCGCCGCCGCTGGCTGGGGTACGGCACTAAAGCCGGCGTGTGAGCCTATCTGCTTTGGACGCAAACCGATTTCCGGCACCGTGGCGGCAAATTGGATCGAGCACGGCACCGGGGCTGTTAACATTGATGGGTGCAGGGTCGGATTAAGTGATGGGGATGACCCCCGACTAGGCGGCAAGGGCGACTGGTCATCAGACAAGATGGCAAAGAATGTCTATGAGGGCGGCTACGCCGGCGTTCGAGTGGGTAGTTCTGAGAAGGGCCGATGGCCTGCAAACGTCGTCCACGACGGCAGTGAAGAGGTAATCGCGGCGTTCCCGATTGTTGGGGATGCGCACGCTCCCAGCAATGAAGGCTCAATTCGCGAAAACAAGATATTTGGATCTGATACCAGGCCAAGAGAATTCCATCCTGTTTTTTCGGATTCGGGCTCTGCGGCGCGGTTTTTCTACACCGCAAAAGCAGACGCAGACGATCGCCTCGGCTCCAAGCATCCGACCGTTAAGCCTGTCGACCTCATGCAATGGCTCTGCAGGCTGGTAACGCCAAAGGGCGGGACGGTGCTCGACCCCTTCGCCGGGACCGGCACAACAGGCGAGGCGGCATTCCGGGAAGGCTTCAAGGCCGTCTTGATAGAGCGCGAGGAAGAATACCAGGCGGACATCCGGCGGCGCATGGCGCTCGTCATGGCGGGACCTGAGGAACGGAAGCGGGAATCCATCAAAGCGAAGGTGGGGGATCTGCCATTCGAGGCCGGGTCTCTCTTCGCCATTCCGGGAGCGGCCGAATGAGCACCCACAAGTGGGGCGACAAAGAGCGCCCATCCGTCTTTCGATCTCTGAAGCATTGCCGGCGCTGCGGCATGATCTGCGTGTCCAGGCATGAGGTCGGAGAAGACGGTCGGCCGGTTCACTGGAAGGAATACTGGCGGGGCACGGAGCGGCTCCCGACGGAGAAGAGCGCGGTTCCGGTCTGCGAGCTCGAAATTGATCAGGATTTGGAGGAGGTGGCATGAAGATCTACGTGGCGGGCCCGATGCGCGGCATTCCTGAATTTAACTTTCCGTCCTTCCATGAGGCAACCGCTCGGCTGCGCTTAGAAGGGCACGAGGTGTTCAACCCTGCGGAGCGCGATATCGAGCACCACGGCGTCGACATCTCGAAGGGCAACGAAGCCGGCGACGAAGCACTTGCGGCTGCCGTCTATGGCTTCAATCTTCGAGAGGCGCTGAAGGACGACCTGGAGTTCATCTGCCTCCACGCGGACGCCGTAGCCGTGCTGCCGGGCTGGGAAAACAGCAAGGGCGCACAGGCCGAGGTCGCCACCGCATACGCGCTCGGCCTTCAGGTGTTCAATTACAACGCCAAATAGGGCGGCGTTTCACGTGAAACAGACCATGAACAGCCACATACCGAAAGAGAAGCGCGACGACATGGCTAGGCTAGCTCTCGGCGTGAGCGCGAAACTGACCAACGCAGAGGCGCGCAAGGCGGTCGCCGGCATGTTCAAGGTCAGCGTGACGACGGCGAAGCGGCTGATCACGCGGGGCAAGTTTTTGGCAGGGCAGGACGCATGACGCATTGGTGGCGCGCATACGACGACGCGATCGACCATCCGAAGCTGCTGAAGCTTTCGGACACAATGCACAGGGCTTGGTTCACGCTTCAGTGCATCGCCTCTGCAAATGGTGGCGTGCTGCCGCCGGCGGCCGATATCGCTGTGCGCCTGCGCTTGAAGCCTTCCAAGGTGGCGTTGTGGATCGCCGAGCTCGTCAAGGCGAAGTTGATCGATAACCAAGACGGCGTCTTTCGGCCACATAATTGGGACGATCGTCAGTTCATATCAGATAGTTCGACGGAACGGGTGAAACGGCATCGGGATAAGAAACGAAACGTTTCACCTGCCGTTACACGAAACGTTTCAGACACGTTCCATGAAACGGCCCCAGAGCAGAGCAGAGCAGATACAGAGCAGAGCAGAGCAGACGGGCGCGCGCTTGATGAAATTGGTTTGAAGCAGGAAGCGATGCTGAAAGCTGCGTTTGTGGCTGAGTGCGCTACCAGGCCAAAGGCGCCGGACATGGCCATCATCAAAACTTGGCTGCTCGACGGGATCTCGGTCGGAACGATTTCCAAGGCCGTGCCTCCGGTGCTTAAGCGCAAAACAGACATGGCGTCGCTGGCCTACTGCGACCAGACCGTCCGTGAGGCGCACGCCAAAGCCGGGGCACCTCCGCCATCGCTCGAGCCGGTGCCGCTGACCGACGACGATTGGCGATCGACCGTGAGCCGGTTCAAGGCCAACCGGTCGCTGTGGTCGCGGCACGCTGGGCCGGAGCCGGGAATGTTCGGCTGTCGCTGTCCGGCGCACGTGCTGGTCGAGGCAAACATCGATCCAGCAACCGGCAATGATATCGGGCCAGGCTGGCACTTCATCGTCGAGGGAACCGTCGAAATGGCGGCCTTCGTTCACGAGGCGCAGACGCGAAAGGCTCGGCCGCCAAAGCTGATCGAGATCGATCGGGACGGCGTCACGCAACGCGGTTTCTTCAGTTCCAAGGCCGTGCCTGATGGGTACGACGAAGCGACGGGCGAGAAGCTCGCACCAAGGTCGGAGGACGCAGCGTGAGCGCAAAGACACTCAAGTTCAAGTTAGGCCTCAACGGCATGGGTACCGTCACGCTGGACGACGTTCCGTTGGAGTGCCGCGCGCTGAGCGTGAAGCAGGTTATCGGAGAAATTGCGGAGGTTCGCGTTACGCTGTTCGTTCAGATCGATGGTGAGATCATGATTGACGAATTGGTATCGGTCGGGCCGAAGCCGTGGCCCGAAGCGGAGGACTCGGCATGAAACATGATGCGCGAGATGTTTTGCCACGACATCCGGCAATCGTGCCAATGCCTGCGGTCAAGCCGACCTTGGGGCTAAGGCCGACGGCCGCTATGCCGACGGCTGCCGTCGACCCGCCGCCGGATGACGTGGACACAGCGTGGAATGGGGACGCTGAGTTCGGTCGCCGATTGCTGTTCTGGATATTCGTCGTTTCGTCCGTCTTCAGCTTTGCGATGGCTGCTTGGGTTGTTTGGAGAAGGGCATGAACGGGGCATACGGAGTAGGGCTTGCTGCATTCGAGGCAGCATCACAGAACCTGCAATGGGCGGTGTGGTGCATGCTAGTTCCTTTGGTGCTGTGGATGGCATTTCAGGCATGGAGGGATGCGTGAACGTCGTAGAGCACAGGGCGCCGCTGCGGCGGATCGACTTTGGCCTCAAGCCTCGTGCGCCTGAATCTGATCCATATGCTGGATACGAGGTCGACAGGACCGCGGAGATCGCGGAGCAGGATAGGATTTGGCGGCTGGTAGAGCAGGCGTCGCGGGATGGGATTGGTGCGCCGCGGCCCGTGCCGGAAATCGCGGTCGAGGAACATCTGCCTGCCTGCGGCGGACTTGCCGATGAGTCGTTGTTTTTCAAGAATTGGAGTGGAGCATGATCGATGCGCCTTGGTATGTGATGCTGGTCCAGCCGCAGCAAGACCTGACGACGGTTTGGCGGCTACACGAGCTCGGGCTCGAGATGTTCGTTCCGGTGATCCGGAGGCGTGTGAAGACCGGACGGACGGGCAAGAACGGCCACAAGGTGACGCGCGTGATCGCCAAGCCGATGTTCCCGGGGTACGGCTTCCTGCGTATTCGAGCCGATGACGTCGATGCGGTGAAGGCGACGCGAGGCGTCCGCGACTTCATGCGGAATGAGCGCGGCGACTTCGTCAAGCTGCCGCACGCGGCTGTGGTCGCGGTGTTCCGCAAGCAGATGCAGGAGCAGCAGACGTGGTTGGCAGAGACGCGAGCGCGCGCCGGCGTGGCGTGGAAGCACGGCGATCAGGTGCGTGTGGACGCTGACGGTGGTGCCTATGCCGGCCTGGTGGCGACGGTGGACCGGATCGACACCAAAGGCCGCATTGAGGTACTGTTGGGCATGATCCGGCATACGCTGCCGGCTAACATTGTGGTGGCAGCATGACGCTAGACAATGAGCGAGTAAAAAAGCTCTCAACGGCAATCCGTGAATTGTCTCAGCACATTGACTGGTTGTTGCCGTTTCTCGACAAAAAAGCGAAGGAGAGCGGAGACGTTGCAGGAATGCGGGCGAATGCTCGTCGTTCCGCCGAGGCCGCGCGCGGTCTGCTGCGGTTTTACGAGGCAGAGGACGCGGTCAAGGCAAAGAGCCTGTCTGATGAATGATATAGCTAGGAGGCTGCTAAAGGAGAAAATCAGCCCAGGCCAATCCTACATCCACGCAGATAGCCCGCACGGAGCTGGCGTCACGCTGTGCGGATATGCCTATGAGGGGTTGGCCGACGGCAGCGATTATGGCGTTGTCGAAGTGACGCGAGGAAAGATCACTTGCGGGACATGCAGCCGGATAATCCTGTTTTGCAAGGCGTTTCCGGCAGATAGGCTTTTGCAGAGACGGAGGAAGTCATGACGCTGGCGCCCAAGGAATTCCGTGTCCTTACCGGAATCGAGGTCGAGGGCGATGACCGCACCCCAGCCGGTACTATCGTCTTAACGTGGTCTACCTCGCGCAAGATCGATCGCGCCGTGCAGTTGATGGACGGAGAGTATCAAAACGTTGAAATGGTCGAGCCCGCTACCGTAAAAGAGCGCATCCCATTCGCGGACGGCGAAGAGATGAAGAGGCTTCTCGGAAGGTACGAGGCGCTGATACATGGCCGATGATTTGGATGAGGGATGGTATTGGGCGAGATCTCCCGGCGGTTCGTTGGAGGTCGTCCACGTAAATAGGCGAGGCGAGGTCGAGTTTAGCGGTTCGGATTACGACTTCTCGCCAGAGCAGTTTTTCAGTCGATGGACGCTCATCGAGCGCATCAAGGAACCGGAGTAGCACCATGAAGGGAATCGCAGGCGAGGACATGGAGATCGGGCAGGCGGTCTACCGCGGCGCCGATGGCAAGTTCTACCTTGCGGCCACGAAGGACTATCTCGGCGTTGCCGCGGAGAAGATCGCCAAGGGCGAGGAGTTCAGCGACGAGAAGTACAACGGCCATTTCCGACCGCTGAAGAAGTAGCCTGTGGGGAGCGTGTGGATAAGCGAAACAGGTGTTGTTCCGCACCTGCAAATCACTTAGCGGTCAACACTTCAAAGTCGGTGGGATTTCTCCCGGTTTGTAATCGGGAGTCGTCCGTCCACCGCACCGAGCCTTCATGCCGGTAATTTCGGGGCTATAGTGCCCCGCGCGCCGCGTTTTGCACCATCTTCCACCGCTGCCGGTCGAGCGCGCCGAAAGGCAGCGGCAAAAATTCAGGCGTTTCGCATGGGCGATGTCGTCAAGCTGTTCCGAGGTCGCGTGAAGACCGGGAAGGCGCTGCCAAAGCCGGTTGAATGTGAGGCTTGCGGCGATGATATTGAGACTGCCCGCCTCCAGGTGATGCCTAACGCCAAGCGATGCGTATCATGCGAGCGCGCGCGAGAGGTTCGCCATAGCCGGATGATGCAGGGCGCTCGTGAGCGCGACGTCGTCATCATTCGTGGCTGATGCCAAAGCCCCTAGATCTACGCCAGCGCAACAGGGAGCACGACGCCAAGAGGAAGCAGGATAACCCATGGCGTGCATGGTACGGTACAGCACGGTGGCAGAAGCTTAGGGATAGGCAGCTACAGCAGCAGCCCCTATGCGAGAGATGCATAGCCCGTAAGCCCAAGCGCATCACCGCTGCCACAGTGGCCCACCACAAGGTGGCGCACCGAGGTTCTGAGGAGCTTTTCTGGAATCCGGAAAACTTGGCGAGTTCATGTGCCCCTTGCCATGACTCCGACGAGCAGAGAATTGAAAAAGGCGGGAAGCCTCGTCAATCAGTTAGTGCTGACGGTTGGCCTATAGACTAAAATAAAGCGGCCCCACGAAGCGTTTGCATCGCTTTGCAGGGCCTAACCACTAGCGATCGGTGAGGATCGAAAATGGCTGATAAGCGTTTTGGACGAAAAATAAACCTTGGGCAATGCTCGATTGTTGGCTGCGCCAATAAAGCGAAAGCCCGCGACCTTTGCGAGACGCATTACAAGCGGTGGCGCCTTACAGGCACAACTGAAAAAGCGCCACGAGTTCCTAGTCCATGGAAAGAGTGCTCCATCGATGGATGCGCCAGCCATGCAAGAACTAGGTTCGGCAGGTACTGTGAAGTCCATTACTATCGGTTTTATAGGAACGGCACCTACGACAAGGTATTGAAGCGAAACCGCACAATATCTGAACATGGCTACGTGCGGCACCCTGATCCAACGCATCCTGTGGCCTCAGGAAATGGCCATCTCTATGAGCATCGGATGGTTTGCTATGACGCTACAGGTCCCGGTTCTCACCCCTGCCATTGGTGCGGCAGGACCGTGACTTGGGGAGCGAAGGGCGCTGAAAAGCTGGTGGTGGACCACCTAGATAACAATAAACTCAACAATAGTACGGATAATCTGAAGCCCGCTTGCAACAGATGTAATGCTAGGCGCGGGCTGCTGATGGCATGGGTCCGAGATCACAAGGATGATCCGTGGCTACGCCGTATGTTGGAAGACCCTGCCATGACGTTGACGAGCAGCGCATCGATCGTGGTGGCAAGGCCAGGCAATGCATAGGGCCTGATGGCTGGCCTATTGATGCATCGCAATAAAAATTAAAAAATAAAATAAAAGTTCCGTCGTCCCCACCCCGGGGGGCGCGGTCCAGAAATCTAAATCGACTTCGGTCTTAGACCGGTGCGGCTCCAAAAAACGCAGAAAGCCAGATTAACGTCCTGAGGTGGTCAATATGGCAGCCAGGGGAGCCAAGCCCAAGGCCGCTCACCTTCGCATCGTAGACGGCACGCACCGCACCAATCGTCACGGCGACATCGCCGACGCGAAGGAAGCGGTTGAGAAGGCGGCCGAGATCTTCGGCAAGCTGAAGCGCCCGAAACATCTGAAGAGCCATGCTGCCGAGGCGTGGAAAAAGTACATCGATCCGGCCGGATGGCTGGATGCGTCGCGCGAGCCTGCGGCGATTGCTTTCTGTGAACTGTGGCAGGAATTCAGGTTTGCGCCGGTGAGTTTCCCGGCGGCGAAGCACGGCCAATTGCGCGCCTACATGAGCGAGCTCGGTCTGACCGACGAACGGAATCGCGTTCTCGATGCCGACAAGACCAAAGAGAAAGACGAGCACTTCGACTGATCGAGCCACTGCCTATGCAAAGGCGGTGGTTTCCGGCAAGGAAGTGGCCGGTCCGCACGTTCGCAATGCTTGCCGCAGACACCTTGACGACCTGAAGCGCAAGGACGGAATCTGGTTTGACGCGGAGGATGCAGCGAAGAAGCTGCGTTTCTTCGAGGAGAAGCTCCGCCTTTCCGAGGGGCAGTTTGACGACCAGCCGTTCAGGTCCGCGCCGGCCCAGGACTTCATCATTGGGTCCCTGTTCGGCTGGAAGCGCAAGGACGGGACGAGACGCTTCCGCCGCGCGTATGTGGAGCAGGGCAAAGGTAACGGTAAGTCGCCGCTTGCCGGCGGCATTGGCCTGATAGGCCTGACTTCAGATGGCGAGGCCGGCGCGCAGATCTACTCCGCTGGCGCGACCAAGGACCAAGCTGGCATATTGTTCGCGGACGCGATCAAGATGGTCAAGAAGTCGCCGGCACTTCTAAGCCGGCTGCATATGAGCGGCGGTGAGGGCAAAGAACACAACGTTGCGTATTTGAAGACCGGGTCGTTCTTTCGCCCGGTATCGCGGGAGACCAAAAAGACCGGGTCGGGTCCGCGGCCTCACATGGCACTTGTCGACGAGCTCCACGAACATCCGGACGGCGGCGTGCTCGAGATACTGGAGCGCGGATTCAAATTCAGGCGACAGCCGCTGCTGCTCATGATCACGAACAGCGGTAGTGATCGAAACTCGGTCTGCTACACCGAGCACGAACACGCGGTGAAGGTTGCCGCTGGAAACCGAGAGGCGCGTGACGACGACGCGCACTATCTCGGCGAGATAGTCGACGACACCACTTTCTCTTATGTGTGCGGTCTCGATGTCGGCGACGATCCTCTGGAAGACCCGAGTTGCTGGAAAAAGGCCAACCCGCTCCTCGGCGTAACAATCACTGAGGAGTACCTCGCTGGAGTCGTTAAGCAGGGCAAGGACATCCCGGCCAAGCTGAACAACATCCTCCGGCTTCACTTCTGCGTCTGGACCGAAGCCGAAACAGCTTGGATGACGCGCGCGGTGCTGGAGCCGTGCTTGGCCGAGTTTGATGTCTTGGAGCACCGAGGCGCCTCTGCGTGGATGGGCTGCGATCTTTCGCAGAACAAGGACATCACGGCGCTTGGGTTTTGCGTCAAGACCGGGTCGGTAGAAGTCGAGATCGAAAAAGAAGGCCAGAAGATTACGGCTGTGAAGCCGACTTACGATGCTTGGATTGAGGCCTGGACTCCTGGCGATACGCTGAAGGCTCGGCAGGATCGCGACAAGGCGCCGTATGACATCTGGGTCCGCGATAAGCACCTGAATGCACCGAAGGGTGCGAGCATCAGTTATTTGCAGGTCGCTCAATCGATTGCGGAGGCGACACACGAATTCGACGTGAAGTGCTTGGCCTACGATCGGTACGCTTTCAAGCGCGGTCTAGAGCCGGAGTGCGATCAACTTGGACTGACGGTCGAGTTCGTTGAGCACCCGCAAGGTGGCACCAAGAAGGGCGCTCCTAACGACGCTATGAAGGCAGCCGCGAAGGCTGGAGGCAGGGACGCTGAAGGCCTCTGGATGCCGATGAGTGTGCGACAGCTCGAGGAACTGATCCTGGAGCGACGCATCAGGATCAAGATGAATCCGGTCCTCGTATCCGCAATGATGTCTGCCGTCACGGATAATGATCGGTGGGGCAACTACTGGCTGACCAAAGAGCGGTCCACCCAGAAGATCGATTGCGCAATCGCGCTGGCCCAGGCAGTCGGCGCCGCGCTGTCATATGAGGGCGGCTTCACCCTCGACGTCGCCGGCATGCTCGGCTGAAGAAGGATCTCTGAGATGTCCGTCATTCACAAGACGGTCGCCGGCGGTGGCGACGGGCTTAAGTTCGTTCTGTCGGACGATACCGTCGATCGTTATGGGGATATCGTCGATCCGAAGGGGTGGGTTCTCGCCAACTTCAAGAAGAACCCGATCGCCCTATTTGGCCACTCCAGTTCATTTCCGATCGGGACTTGGTCGGACGTCAAGGTCGAGGGCAACAAGCTCGTTGCATTCCTCAACTTCGCGGCGCGCGGCACGAGCGCGCGGATCGACGAGCTGATCAGCTTGGTGGAGCAAGGCATCCTGCGCGCCGTCTCGGTTGGATTCCGGCCGTTGCAGTCGGAGCCGATCGATAAAGATAAGCCCTACGCGGGCCAACGCTACACGAAGCAGGAATTGCTTGAGACGTCTCTCGTCTCCGTTCCTGCAAACCCGGCGGCCGTCGCGCTTGCGAAGTCGCTGAACCTCTCTTCCGAAACCATGTCCCTCGTTTTTGGCGAGCATGCCGACGTGAAACGCCGGGACGTGTCTGCAAGCGGCGAGCATGCCGAAACGACGACCGTGAATCAGGACCGAGCCCGTGCGGGCCACGCTCCGCTGCAAAAGAAAGACATCGCCATGAAGACCCTTGCCCAGCGCATCGAGGATGCGCAGAGCGATCTGAACGTGAAGCGTGATCACCTCGCGGAACTCAATGGTGCCGAAGAGCTCGATCTCGACGCGATCGAAGGTGCGACCGAGGCGCTCACCTTGGCCGAGCGGACTCTGTCTGTCCTGAAGGCCTCCGAAGCCAAGATCGGTGTTGGCGCCGTGAGCAAGTCAGGTACCGTTCCGGCCGAGGCCCGCCGCCCGCTTGGTCTGGGCAAGGACATCAGTGGCTTCGACATCCTGGTCAAGGCCGTGGCTGCTCACGGCATCGCTCACTTCGGCAACAAGTCCGTCGATCAGGTGCTGAGCGAGCGTTACAACGGCCAGGATGCCGTTGCGATGATCGCGAAGGCTGACCAGACGGTTGGCACCACCACCGTTTCCGGCTGGGCCTCTGAAATCGTCCAGACCGTCAACGCGGACTTTATCCAGGCCCTGACGCCGTACTCGATCTATCCGGCGCTGCGTTCGCGCGGCATCGGTCTGAGCTTCGACGGCATCGGTACGGTCTCGATTCCGAGCCGCACCATCGGCGGCGCGGGCGGCGGCTTTGTTGCCGAAGGACAGCCGATCCGTGTCGGCCGCATCACGACCGCGGCGACGACGATGACCCCGAAGAAGCTCGGCGTCATCGTGCCGTTCACCCGTGAGCTTGCCAAGCGCAGCACTCCGGCGGTGGAGGCCTTGGTCCGTCAGGCGATCCTCGAAGACACGTCCATCATCCTCGATCAGGCTATTCTGGATGCGACTGCGTCGAGCAGTGCTCGACCGGCTGGCCTTCTGAATGGTGTGTCGGCAGTGGCCACTGGTTACGGTGGTGGCGATTATCAGGCGGTCGTCGCGGATCTGAAGGCGCTGCTCGCGCCGTTCTATAACGCCAACGCGGGCGACAACATCACCGTGCTCATGAACCCGGCTCAGGGGTTGGCGCTGTCGATGATGCCGGGCCCGGGCGCTGCCGGCGAGTTCGGCTGGGCCGAGCCACTGACCAGTCGCCTCAACATCGTCGAATCGACCAACGTTACGGCCGGCCGACTGATCGCGCTGCGCAACTCGGACTTCGCCACCGCGCTCGGTGACGCTCCCGAGTTCGACATCTCGGAGCAGGCGACTGTCCACATGGAAGACACCACGCCTCTCGAGATCGTGTCCGGCACTCCGACCGTGGCCGATCCCGTTCGCAGCTTCTTCCAGACCGCGACCATCGGCGTTCGCATGCTGATGGATGTGAGCTGGAAAATGCGCCGCAGCGGCATGGTGCAGTGGATCGACGGCACCTCTTGGTAGTCGCGACTTGAGCGGGGCTTAGGCCCCGCTCTTCTAATTACCCCGAAACACCCCAATAACGGAGGCTTAAAGCCATGGGTACGCGCAGGTTTACCATCAATGTCACCACCGACGGCAGCGGCAACGCGACCGTTTATTCTCCGCCTCTCTCGGGCAAGATCGCCGCCATCCACTACATCAAGGACGCTGGCGCCAACCCATTCGCGGCTGGTGTTGACTTCGCGATCACCGCGGAAGCGACGGCAGAGGGCATCTGGACTGAGGCCGACGTCAACGCGACGAAGTCCTGCTATCCGCGTTCGCCAACCCATTCCAACGCTGGTGTTGCCGCTCTCTATGCGGCTGGCGGTACTGCGGTGAGCGACCTGATCCGTCTCAGTCGAGACCGCGTCAAGCTCGCGATCACCTCGGGCGGCGCGACCAAGGTCGGTCAGTTCCAGATCGTGGTCGACGAGTAGTCGGCTCTCGCCTTACACACTCATCAAAGGAATCATCAATGTACCTTTCCGGTGTGAAGGCGACGGCCAGCTTTACGCCTGCGGCCGCGGCATATTCCGCGGCCGACATCATCAGCACGGCGAAAGAATTCATCTTCTACGACAACCGAGGAACGATTGTGCCTCAGGGCGCGATCATTCGCGTCGTCTCGTCTGTCATCAAGATCGACCAGGCTGCGGTCATTTCCGGAGAGACGAGCTATTCGCTCGCTCTGTATTCACTGACGCCGCCGAGCGCCCAGGCCGATAATGCGGCGTGGACCCTGGCCAGCGCCGATCTCCCATCCTATCGAGGGACGCTTTCTCTCGGGGCTCCGGTGGATCTTGGCGCCGCGTGCTACGTCAAGACCCAGTATTCGGATCAGCAGGATTTCAGCCTCGCGAGCGGCAAGAGCAGCTTGTTTGGCGAGCTGATCACTGCCGGCGCCGCCACGTTTACCGCCGTCGCTCGGGAAATCCTCCTGTATGGCGTCGTGCTCTGACGCAGGAGAAACAATCGATGCGAGAGACCTGGTATGTGCTCGAAGACGGCCGCGTGGTCGATCCCAGTGAAGTCGCTCATGACGAAGTCGGCGTGATGCGACATTCGAGTGGCGCCGCCGTTGCCATGCGCGGCCAGACTCCGAGCAGCCGCAGCGTCGATGCCGACGCGGAGCGTCGCAAGTCTCAGAAGCCTGCCGATCCGAAGGGAAAAGGTAGCGCCGGAAAGACAATGAAGCCATCAGACCAGCAGGGCGAAGGCTACGTCACGCGAGAGTCCAAGGCCACCTGAGCATCACCGTTGGGGCGTCACGCGCACGGAAGGACTATTTCTATGAAAGACGAGATGAAGGGTTTCTACCTACTCCAGGACGGCACCTATGCTGATCCTGCCGATGTCGAGAAGAAGGACGGTGTCCTTTTCAGCAAGAACGGTCTCCGCGTCGCTATCGATGGTGACGGGAATCCGGAGACTCTCGGCGGCGGCGCGATTGCGAACGGTAATGTCGCAGCGGCGAACGCCGGCAAGCCGGAACCGGTTAAGCCGGTAGATAAGGTTGAGCAGAAGCCGGCAGAAAAGCCGGTGGACGAGGCTACCCTTGCCAAGCCCAGTCCCGTGGGCGAAACCAAGTAGCAGATGGCCGTCTCTGTGCCATCAGTTCCTGCGCCTTCCGTCCGGAAGGCCGCCGAAGGCGAGTACAGGCCCGGCCCGTACTCGCTTTCGGACGGCTGGCTATCTGCTAAGGCCGGCCAGTTCATGAACTGGTGGCAGATGGGCTATTCGCTCCAGTCCAATGGGCAGGCTGGGGCGATGGTCGAGGCTTGTATCTCGGCTTACTCGCAGACCGTTGCGATGTGTCCTGGTGCTCATTGGAGGTCACTTCCGGAGGGAGGCCGAGAGGCCGTCACGACATCGGCCCTCTATCGCATCTTGCGCAAGCCGAACGACTATCAGTCGATTTCGGATCTGCTTTTGAATATGACTCGCCGCGTATATGAGAAGGGCGAGGCTTTCGGTCTGGCGATCCGCAATGATCGCGGCGAGATTTCGGAATTGCACTGGATGCGCCACGGCTGCCCGTATATCGCGGTCGACGGCTCAATTTTCTATGGTCTTGGCGGCAATGAGATCGTTGAGCGGCGCTTCGACCTGTCCTATCCGATCCCGGCGCGCGACGTTCTTCACATTCGCCTGCACACGCCGCGTCACCCGCTCAAGGGCGAAAGCCCGATTCTTGCCGCGGCGCTTGATCTGGCGATGTCTGGCGCGGCGCTGAACCAGCAGGTTACCTTTTATCTTAATGCAGCGCGGCCTTCCTTCATGTTGGAGACCGATCAGCAGTTGACGGCGCCGCAGACGAAGGAACTACGCGAGCGATGGGACGAGCAGACCAAGGGTGAGGGCGCCGGTGGCACGCCGATCCTTGCGTGGGGTCTGAAGGCCAAACCGGTGACCGTGACGGCCCAGCAGGGAGAGCTTGCCGAGCTTCTGAAGATGACAGAGCAAAACGTTGCTCTCGCCTTCCGGATGCCGCTTCAGATCCTTGGAATCGGCGGGACGCCATTCGCTTCGACCGAAGCGCTGATGTCGTCGTGGAAAGCGATGGGGCTCGGCTTCGCGCTCAACCATATCGAGGAAGCCTTCGGTCAGTTGTTCAGCCTGAAGGGTTTCCCGGAAGAATACCTCGAGCTGGACACCAATGCATTGCTGCGGTCGTCGTTCAAGGAAATGCTCGAGGCTCTGTCCAACGGCACGAAGCGAGTCCTAACGCCGGACGAGGCGCGTGCCTTCATGGACCTTCCGAAGGTTCCTGGCGGCGGCGAGCTTCTCGTACAGATGCAGGACATTCCGCTCAGCATGGCCGGCAAGACGCAATCTGCAAGCCCATCGCCTGCGCCCGCCCCGGCGGCGTCGGACAATACGGACGACGCCGCGGACCAGCCTGCGGAAGACGCCGCCAAGGCTGTTCAGGCCTTTCGGACATCCAGGATAGCGCATGCCCGACAAATCTCCGCTTGAGCTGCTCGCTGAAGAGCTCGGCGCAGTTGCCGGACAAATTGAGCGCGAGGCCAGCCTTCGCATTGATGCCGTGGTGGCCGATCTGCGCCGCGGCGAGGCCGAGCGGGAACTGCGCATGTCCAATTTGGAGCGCGCGGTAACCGAGCGTCTGGCGTCGATAAAGGATGGTGAGCCTGGCGCGCCTGGTGCGAGCGTGGCCATCGAGCAGATCGCTACGCTGGTTGATGGTGTGGTGGCCGCCGCGGTCGCAGCGCTTCCGAAGGCCGCCGACGGCGCGAGCGTCACTCTTGACGACGTATCGCCCATGATCTTTGCGGAAGTGGCGCGCGCGGTCGCGACGCTACCGCCGGCTGAGAAGGGCGAACCAGGTGCGCCTGGTCCTCCGGGTGAGCCTGGCATCAGCGTGACGCCGGCCGATTTGGCGCCAATGGTAGAAGCTGAGGTTTCCCGCGCGATGGCGGCACTGCCGCCGGCCGAGCGCGGCGCAAAAGGTGAGCCTGGCGAACCCGGTAAGGACGGAGATCCGGGCCCGGCTGTGACTGTCGAGGATGTCGCTCCCTTGATCGCTGCCGAGGTCGATCGGGCCGTGTCAGCGCTGCCGCCTGCCGAGAAGGGCGCCAAGGGCGATCCCGGTGCACCGGGCCGCATCGAGATTGCTCGGCAGTGGTCCGACAAGGTCCATTATGAGGGTGCTGTCGTGACCCATGCCGGCGCGACCTGGCAGGCAGTGAAGGACACGGGCCGCGAGCCGCCTCACGATGATTGGGTCTGTCTGGCTGCCGCCGGTCGGAACGGCTTGGACGGCAGGACGCCGCGGGTGCGGGATACCTTCGACGCAGCGGTCACGGACTATCGCGAACTAGACATCGTCGCGCTAAGCGGTGCTGCATTCATCGCGCGCCATGATGCTCCAGGCGTCTGCCCGGGCGCTGGTTGGAAGATGATTGCAATGCAGGGCAAGACTGGCAAGCCCGGCGAGCGTGGTGGTGTAGGCCCGCGCGGGCCGGCCGGTCCAGGTCTCCAGAGGATAGCCATAGACGGAGAGGGTATGCTCTCGGCGCTCAACGCAGACGGGTCGACGGTCGAGTGCGACCTCTACCCGGTCCTTTCAAAGCTTGATCGGTAACGATGTACAACCCCGTCCGCACAGTGGCGCCGGTGATCAAGCCGGTCACGCGCACCGAAGTAAAGGCGGCGCTCGATATTGGCTACACGGATAAAGACACGCTTATTGACGGGCTGATCGCTGCGGCGACGTCGCACTTTGAATCCATCCTTGAGCGGTCGTTGTGTGAGCAGACGTGGTCTCAGTCCTTCGATGAGGTTTGCGGAACACTGCCGCTCTCGATGGGGCCGGTAATCTCGATCACAAGCGTCAAATATCTCGATGCTGATGGCGTTGAGCAGACCATAGATCCTGTCAACTATGGCCTGATCTCGACCGGCATGAAGTCATCGGTGCGCTTTATCTCTGGCTATACGGCTCCGACGCTCTATGCGACGAGTCCAGCAGTCAGCGTCGTTTTCAAGGCAGGATATGCGAACGGCGGTTCTGACCCGAATTTCACCAGCACCGTTCCCGACAATATACGGCAGGCCATGTTCCTACTTATCCGGCAGTGGTTCGATAATCCCTCTGCCGCAGCCGTCGGGGTCACGGTCGAAAAGATGCCGAACGCCGTTGATGCGCTTTTGTCTCCCTATCGACCCATGAACGTCTGATGCAGCGTCGCTACGATCGTCAGATCATAATCCAGCGGAAATCGATTACGCAGTCGGGATCCGGCGAGCCGGTCGAGACATGGTCCGATATTGCGTACAAGTGCTTTGCGTTCGTCGCCCCAACAAAAGGCGCCGAGAAGTTCGCAGAGCCTGAGAAGGTGGCCAACCAAGAGACCACCTTCACGATACGCTTTCACGAAATCCCGTCCGCCTCGCGCCCGCTCGCGCCCGGCGACCGCATCATTTATCCGGTCGACGGCATCGCGGCGAATGTGCAGAGCCCGACATGGTCTCTCGTCTACGACATCGTTTCTCCTGATGAAGTCGGGCGGCAGGTTGACCTCTCGATCAAGACGCTCCGGCGCGCCGACGTAACCACGACGTAAATTCTCATCACCGAAAGGACTTCAGGCCATGGTTGATATCTCCGTAACTGCCGCAAGCGTTCTGCCGGGTGCTGGCGCGATCATCGAAGACGGCATCGCGGGCGAAACCATCGCCGCCGGCAAGGCGCTCTATAAGGCGGCCGATGGCTTCTGGTGGCTCGCTGACGCGGACTCGGCAACGGCGCTTGCGCGCGACGCAAAAGCCATTTCCCTGAACGGTGCTTCGGCAAACCAGCGGATCAGCGTGCAGAAGGGTGGAGACATCACCTTCAACGCCGCGTTTACGGCCGGTGTGACCTACTATCTGAGCGGCGTCGCCGGTGGGATTTGTCCGATCGCGGATGTCGGAACCGGTGAATATTTCGACATCATCGGCATTGCCAAGTCGACCACCAGCATGAAGCTGCTGTTCGGCTATTCGGGCGTCTCGGCGTAAGCCATGAAGGACATTCGCCCGGCACTGCGTTCTTTGTTGCTGGGCGATGCTGGTGTCTCGGCCTTGGTTGGGACCAACGTCTATCCGATCCGGCTGCCGCAGGGCGTGAAGGTCGCTAGCGTAGTCTATACGCGGATCTCCGGAGATACCGATTACAAGATGGAAGGCGCCACAGGATACGCGCGCTCGCGCATGCAGATCGATGCATGGGCGCCAGCGGCCGACGCCGCCACAGTGCTCGCGAACCGCGTCAAGGACTGCCTGAGCGGGTTTACGGGCGCTGTGGGCAATCCATCGGTCTTCATCCAAGGCGCGTTCTGCGCCGACGAGCGAGAGCAGTATGACGACGTCGTGCAGCTCTATGGCGTGAGCAGGGACTATTTCTTGCATCATGAGGAGTTGTGATGGCTGGTCCGGTCCACTGGCTTGCGACGATCACTATCACCATCAAACTTCCGTTCTGGTGGAGAGCCTATGTCGGCGTGCTCAAGTTCTTCCATGATCTCGGGATATTGCGCGTCGACACTGCGGCGACCGCCGCATTCATTGTTCGGCACGTCAGCTTTCAGAGCGGAAAATGGCGCGGCAAACTTTCAAAATAGAAGGCCTCGCTGAGCTCGATGAGGCGCTCCAGGAGCTTCCCAAGGCAACCGCGCGGAACGTGCTTAAGCGCGTTCTGGTGGAGCAGGGCCAGCCGATCAAGGATGCCGGCGAGGCGCTGGCGCCGCGCCTGACGGGCGGACTGAAGGAATCCTATACCGTCGGCACGAAGCTTTCGCGCCGGCAGAAGAGCCAGAACAGTAAAGAGAGCGACGTCGAGGTGTACATCGGGCCTGGCCCGGCGGCGAAGAGCGTTCAGACCGAGTTCGGCAACGCGCATCAGGCTGCGCAGCCGCATCTCCGGCCAGCTTTCGACGGCAATGTGATGAAGGTGCTGGACGGTATTAGGTCCTCCTTGGAGGAGCAAATCGAAAAGGCGCGCCAACGTTTGGCGAAGAAGGCCGAGCGGCTCGCGGCCAAGATGGCAGCCGGAAAATAATCCATTCCTGAAACGGAGAATATCACAATGAGCACCGGCGTTCGCATCGGCTATGGCACGCTGTTCAAATCCAGCAACGGCGCTGTGCCGGCAGTTCTATCGACGCTTCCGGAGGTCACTGGGATCACGCCGCCGGCCCTAAGTCGCGACACGGTCGACGCGACCCACGAGCAGAGCCCCAATGCATGGCGCGAATTCATCGCGGGCCTCAAGGATGGCGGCGAAGTCAGCATGGACATCAACTTCGTGCCGGGTAATGCCGCAGCCGCGGCCATGATGGCAGAGTTTGACATCGACGGTCCCTTGGCGGCGATCGACCGTGTGATTGCGTTCCCGGATGGCTCCTACTTCTCGTTCTCTGCGATTTTGACGGGATTCGAACCCGACGCTCCGATCGACGACAAGATGAGCGCCTCGGTCACCTTCAAGGTCACCGGCAAGCCAACCCTGGTGCAGGCGTAAGTCATGGGGAATCCTTTGAAGGGCGAGGCCATCCTGAAGGCCGGCGACGAGACGATCGTTCTCTCCTATTCCGTCGAGGCTCTCTATCGCCTCGAAGAGGCGACGGAGATGAAGATTGGCACTATCAAGACCGTGCTCCAGGACGAGGAGCAATTCAGCATGAAGATGCTGAGATCGCTTTTATGGGCCGGGATGATCGACAGCAAGGGGATCGAATTTACGCTCGATGACGTCGGCTCAATCATCTCCAAGGTCAGGCCGAAAGAGGCGCTCGACGCCGTGACGGTCGCCTTCGTCGGAGCATTCGCGGAAGCTTCGCCGGGAGGCGCTGCGACTCCTACCCCCCCTCGGGGGCCGGGCCAGAAGAAAAGTGGGACTGGCTCGGACTCCTGAAACAATGGATTTCAGTCGGGCTCAACCCTGACGATTTCTGGTCGAAGACTCCGCGGGAGTTGTCCGTGATCTTTGCGGGCAAGCAGGCTCAATTGAACCGCGAGCACAATGAGCGGGCCTGGCTTGCCTGGTACACGGCCGCCATGCCGCGTTTCAAGACGTTTCCGAAGCTGCGCGCGCTGCAAGTACGTTCGCGCAAAGCGGCTCAATCTCCTGACGAAATGTTGGCCATCGCCAAGCAATGGACCGTGCTGCTCGGCGGCGAGGTCAAAGGCAAGCCGAACTAAGGGTATAGAGATTGGCTGGATCCTCCATCATCGGCGCGCTTCGCGTAGTCCTCGGCGCCGATACTGCAGCGCTCGATAAGGGCCTCGACGACTCGCGCACGAAGCTTGGGCAGTTTGCTAGTGACATCGCTGCCACCGGAGCCATCATCGGTGCCGCGATCACGGCTGCCTATGGTGCCGTCGCCTTGGGGATCAACAATACCCTGAAGTCAATGGACGAGCTCAACAAGCAGTCCCAGAAGATCGGCATCCCCGTCGAGCAACTCTCGGCGCTGAAGCTTGCGGCAGACCTATCCGATGTGAGCATGGAGCAGCTCGGCGTCGGCGTGGGCAAACTTTCCAAGAACATGGTCGAGGCGGCGGGGAAGCCGACGTCGGAAGCTGCCAATGCCTTCCGTGCGCTCGGCGTTAACGTCAAGGATGCCAACGGCAAGCTCCTGCCGACGCAGGACGTATTGTTATCGCTCGCGGATAAGTTCTCTGGGCTGAAGGACGGCGCCGGCAAGACAGCTGCTGCCATGGCGATCTTCGGTAAATCGGGTGCGGACCTGATCCCGCTATTGAACGCGGGGCGCGACGGCATCCAGGGGATGATCGACAACGCGCAGAAATTCGGCGTCGTTATCGACGGGCCGACGGCTGCCGCCGCAGAGAAATTTCGCGACACGCTGACCATGCTCGGCGCGGCCAAGGACGGCGTCATCGTCAAGCTGACGGCATTCCTACTGCCGGCGCTCCAGCAGTTCGCCGATCGTATGCTCGCTGGCGCGAGCAATGCCGATAAGCAGGCGTCGAAATTGTCATTTCTTAAGACTGCGTTTGAGGGCCTCGCGCGCGGCATGCTTCTGGTCGCTGATAACTTCAAGATCGTTCTTCAGCTCGGTGCCGTGTTCGTAGCCGCGCAGATCACTTCAACCGTTATCAGTATGGGAATAGCCTTCGTTGGTCTTGCGCGCGCGATCCAAGCCACCGGGATTATCATGGCGGCTTTTGAAGCTGTCCGTAGCCTTTCTCTGAAGGGCATTCTGATCATGGCCGGTGTGGTTGCTATCGCAACCGGCAATTTCGACACTCTGAAGGAGAAGATCGGCGAGATTGCTTCGTATGTAGCAACAAAGGTGCCGGATGGGGCGGGCGTACTTAGTACGGCGCTGAAAGGCCTCGGTCTTGACCTGTCTGCGCTCACCGCTGATCTTGGCAAACTTAAGGAAGGAACCGACGGCGCCGGAAAATCCCAAAAGGACTTCAACTATCAGGCGATGGCAGGAAAGACGGCGGTCGACCAGTACCTCGATAGCCAGAACAAATCCCTGGCCGCTCAGAATGCTGAGATAGGCGGATTTGGCCAGGCTGTCGGCACGGCTGAGGCTCTAAAGATTGAATATCAAGCTCTCGCCATTGCGACGGCAAACCATACGACGATAAGCGATGCTCAGCGTCTCAAGCTGGACGAAGTGAAGATGTCTGCTAGCGGCCTCGCAATGACGATGGCCGGTCTCCAAATGACGCAGTCGAACCTGACGCCATCGCAGACCTATCAGCTCGAGTTGCAGAAGATCCAGCTTCTGTTCGACAACGGCAGGATCAGCGCCGAGACCTATCAGCAGGCCATGCAGAAGACGGCAGAAAGCGCCGGAACTGCGTGGAATGTGGCTGGCGCGTCAATGGCCGGGAGCTTCGCGACGATCGCAGCATCGTTTGGCAAAGAGGGCTCTGCAATGGCAAAGGCCGCTCAGGTCTTCGGTGTCATCCAGGGCACGATCTCGATGTATACAGGAGCAGCGAAGGCGCTTGAATTGCCTTTCCCCGCGAACATCGCGGCGATGGCGGCGGTGCTGGCTCAGGGCGCCTCCCTGGTTGCAAAAATCAAGAGTCAGTCCGTCCCGACCGGCTTCAAGGACGGCTTGTCGATGACCGTTCCGGGCGGCGTCGGCGGCGGTGACAGCAAGATGTTTCAGGCGATGGTCGAGCCGGGCGAGCAGATCGACATCACGCCGAACCGCGGCGGAAACGCCGGCGCGTCGAAGGGAAACTCCTCAGGCGGCCCGACGATCGTCATGCAGGGCTTCATGTGGGGGCGCGACCAGGTCCGCGACATGTTCGAGGCGTTGAACGAGGGGATGCGCGATGGGCACAAGCTCAACGTGCAGTTTACCGGCTGATGTCTATCGTCATCTCTAGTTCTGTTGTTCTTGCTGATGTCGCAGACGGGCTTTCGCTCGATCATCCGGTGATCGGATGGCGCAACATTGCAACGGCCAGCACGATCGTCGCGGATACAGAAGAAGGGAATTATCCCGCGTCGAATCTCGCGAACCCATCGACCAACCTTGGGTGGCGAGCCGGGGCTGCTGGCGAGCAGTATTTGACGATTACAACCAACGAAATTGACCCGATCGATTACATCGCGGTAGCGCGGCATAATTGGGGAAGTGGGGAAATCCCAGTGTCAGTCGAGGGGTTAATTGACGGTGTTTGGGAGGAAATTGTCGAAGAGGTCATGCTGCCGGACGATGGTCCTGCTCTATTCAGGTTTGAATTGCAGTCGATGCCGATGGTCCGCATCCGCCTCCAGGCGAGCGATGCGTCGGTCGAATCTGCCTTGACCACGACGACAATTCGCGAGCCCAGCACGACGTTCTTGTTCGGAAGCGCCTACACCATCGTGGATAGAACGTCGGCGCTGATTCCTGGTGCAGTGGTATCAAGCATCGGTATCTATTCTGCCTTAGCCGCGACACTTAAAGCCAAGATCGTCAAGCGAAATAGCGCCGGCAACTACGACGTGACGGTGAGCCAGAGCTTTGCGCATCCAGGGGGTGGTTGGGTCGATCTGGAGCTGTCGACCCCATATACCGTCCCTTCGAGCGGAAGCTACTACCTCGCGGCGCTGGTCAGCTCTGCGGTTACCAGCAGCGTGACCGCGCTCGGTGATCGCGCTTTCAAGCTCGGAGATATCACAGGAACGGGTCAATCTGGTTTTACGGAAGACAATACTGTCGGCGGCTCTCTTCCGATGAGATACACCTATCAAGCTCTGCCGCGTGCCGCCGTTGTTTATGCTGGGAAGCTCCTTGTTGTTGAGCGCAAGGTCTACGCCGGCCATATGGCGATCACGGACGGCATCAAGGTCAGCGTTGCGAACGGTCGCAGCGAAAGCGGAAATTTCCTTGGACGTATCGTTCTCGGGGAATCACGAGAGACTGTCATTCCGCTATCGCTAATCTCTCCTGACTGGTTCCGGACCTATATGCGCCCCTTCCTGAAGGAAGGCCGCGATCTGCCGTTCTTCTTCGCATGGCGGCCCCAGACCTATCCTCGTGAAGTCGGGTATGGGTGGCTCACGGACGACCCGATGCCGACGCCTGACAATACCAGCCATCTCCTGGCTTTTGATCTCAAGGTCGGCGGCGTCTCCTGATGAAGTCGCTATCCTATATCGAACTCGACGTTCCGTTCTGCACGCACACCTATGGCGTTGCGCCGTGTACAGCGTCGATTCCGACGACGGGCGCCATCAAATGCTTCAACTGCAAAAACACCTGTCAAGATACCGCAAATTTCCTCTCGTCTGATGTGACGTGGCGTTTCGCGAAGACTGCGTCGTATCTTCCGACAGAGATTGACATTGTTGCAGCATCAATTCTCGACATCGCCTTCACGCCGGCCACGATCTCGCTTGGAAAGAACCTAGGAACGCGCGCTACGTTGAGCGTCACGTTCAAAGACCATCCGCACTCCGACACCGGAGAAGGTTTCGACAAATATCTGGCGACAAGGGACTACGACCCATACAGCAAAGGCACGTTCTGGGGAAAGTTTCGAGCGCGCCAACCGTTCGTTCGCGGTCAAGAATTGCGTTGGATCACTGGTCTACTCGGCGATGAACTCGCTGACATGGAGACTCGATATTTCGTCGTTGACAGCTTCGATGGGCCGACACCGGAAGGAAAATTTACGCTCATTGCCAAGGACGTTCTGAAATTCGCGGACGGAGATCGCTCGCAGGCGCCGGTGCTCTCAAATGGTTTTCTGTCGGCTGACATAACGGCCGCGGCGACCTCGGCGACGCTGCTGCCATCCGGCATCGGCGCCGCTGAATATGCCGAATCCGGATATCTCTGTATCGGCGGTAACGAGGTGGTGTCGTTCAATAGGTCGGGTAATGCGTTGACCATTGTCCGCGGCCAACTCGGCACGACGGCTACAACCCACAAGGCGCAGGATAGATGCCAGACAGTGCTACGCTATGTCGGGCAGGACGTCGCTAGCGTCGTTAATGATCTCTTGCAAAACTACGCAGATGTTCCGGCTAGCTACATCAATTTAACGGAGTGGCTGGCAGAGACGGCTACCTATCTCGGAACGGTCTATACTGCCAACATATGCGAGCCAACATCTGTTGCGTCGCTTCTGTCTGAATTGGCGGAGCAAGCTGGTCTTGCCATCTGGGACGACAATATCGCGCAGCAAGTACGGCTAAAGGTTCTGCATGGCGTTCTCACTGATGCGGACACCTTCACGCCGGATAACACGATCGAAAAGTCGCTAACGACGAAGGAGCAGCCGGATCAGCGGCTTTCTAGGGTGCAAGTTTATTTCGGCCAGAAGGATCCGACTAAGCCGCTTTCGAATACAGACAATTACCGATCGACCTCTCTCACGAAAGACGACGAGGCGGAAGATGACTACGGTTCGTCATCGATCAAAACGATCTACTCGCGCTGGATACCGGAAGCGGGTCGCACGGTGGCCGATCGGCTGGGCGCAATCCTGATCGGCCGTTTCCGTGATCCTCCTCGCCGCGTGACGTTCGCGACCGCGCGCTATGCCGGAACTGATGTCGATCTGGGGCAGGGCTATCGCGTCGAGTCCTTTTGCGTCCAGGACGCGACAGGTGCTCAGAGCGACATTCCGATCCAGACCACGCGGGTCAATCCAGGCCCTGACAGATTTACGGTCGAGGCAGAGGAAATGCTTTGGACGGCTCCTGATGCAGACCTCACTGACCGTCAGATTATTTTCGATGCTAACACCTTCAACGTCGATCTCAGATCGTCGCACGACTCGATATACCCAGCTCCAATCTCTGGCGACATAGTCACTTGCACAATCAACTCAGGCGTAATTATCGGGTCTGTTTCAGCGGCGTTAAAATCGTTTGACGTCGGGTCATGGCCTTCCGGCGTTGTACTTAATTTGATCATCAATGGCCGCATTCAAGGAATGGGCGGATCCGGTGGCGTCGGTGCGAGTACGGGTAACGGTGGCCCCGGCCAACCCGGCGGAACGGCGCTCTACTCGCGATATCCCATCAACGTCGACATGTCATCTGGAGGTGAAGTCTGGAGCGGCGGCGGCGGTGGTGGTGGCGGCGCAGGCTTCGGTGTCAGCAAGGAAGGCGGCGGCGGCGGCGGTGGCGCTGGTCAGAATGGCGGTGCGGGCGGGCCTCCTGGCGGAGCCAGCGCCAGTGCTGGCGGAACAGGCACCGCAACAGCCGGAGGCTTGGGTGGTCCTCGGGTTTCCTCCCTCGCTGGAAAGGGCGGCCCCGGCGGTGGTCCGGGAGTAACCGGCAATGTCGGCGGCGATAGCGCGTTCGGAACTTACTTCGGCGGAGCGGGAGGACTGCGAGGCGCAGCCTTCGACGGCAACAGCTTTGTCACGCTGACTTTGGGCGCGGGCAATATTCGCGGCACGCAAATCAATTGAGGGCAGCTTCATGACATTGGCGCGCTATAATCGGGTGGTGCAAGACGCGGACGGTAATGGCGTCGGTGGGGCGCATATCGAAGTCCGCACTGAGGTCGCAGGCCAGCCTCTGTCAGCTCTCTACAGCGACCGCAACGGTACTGTCGGCATCGGAAATCCATTCGATGCGGCGAGTGACGGAAGCTTCTACTTCCATGCGGCGAGCGGAGAGTACCAGGTTAGGGCCTATACCGGAGCGAGCGGCGCACCGACATTTGAAAAAATACTCCGCTATGAACAGGTTGGGCCGCCAAGCGTTCAAAATTCACTGGGCGTAGAGACGCCAATCACAGCGTCTCCCTACGGTGTCGGCTCCGTCGAGACCTTCCTGACTATCAAGCGCGCCGCGCCGACTCTCACGGTAATCAATTTACCGCCTGTCGCCGATCGCGATGCGGTGCCGTTCGCCTATGTCGATTGGTCGACCGGAATCGTTTCCGATCACGAGATCAGATTCGTTGCAGACGGGTCGGAAACTGTGATGAAGGCAGCGACCTATTCAGTTTGGTCCAATGCGTCGGGCTTGGCGCGGGGCTGGGTATATCCCGCCCAAGACCTGAGTGGCTGGGTCGTCACCTAGTCCGCGACGTTCCACAAACCCTAAGAGAGTGAAATGAAGCGAGTCTTGATCGCCGCATTGGCGTGGATGATTTGTGCTGCGCCGGTCTCTGCACAATGGCAGGTGCCGGACCATTCGGTTCCCGTCGGTCGAGGGGCGGGTAATGGGTTCAAGAGCGCTGGACCAATTGCCGGTGGTATTCTCAGCAGTACGGGTCCGAGCCTTGACCCGTCGTTCTCGGCTTCGCTGCCGTCCGCTATCGGAACCAGAATTGCAGGCGCGACGGCGGATCGTAATCTAGCTCTGTGGGCTTCCGATCTTCCATGGATAGAAGACTTTGGCGGTGCTACTGCGCTGGCTGACAACACGCCCGCTCTCAACGCAGCATACGCCTCAGGCGTAAGCGGTGTGAAATTCAGGTGCGGCGTAAATTATGCGTTCGGATCGGCTCCAACCGTCTGGACCCGAACTTTTCACGCCGTTGGTTGCGCCAGCTCCGGTCCTGGCACCACTGGACTATATGCAAATTACGTTGAGACCACGCCGACGCGCGGCTTCCTGTCGTCGACTGACGGACTTATCGGGATCTCCGACGTCTACATTGTCAAGGCCGCGGGCGGTAGTCCGGTGAACACAGGCGGTGCTGCGATCTCGATCATTCCGAGCGCCTCACCAGTTTATGGCACTAATTGCGACATTCACAATGTCCGCATCAGCGCGGGTGGTGCTGGTGTCTCGACGTGGAATTACAGCGTCTACTTTGATGGCTCTGCTCTTGTCTCTCCGCTCGGCCTTCGTACCTGCCATCTGGTGAATGTCGATGCATTCGGAGCGACGACGCGCGCTGCATATATCAAGACCGCAGTGCATTTTAGCTGGATTGGTGGTGCGATAAGCCAAGCTGGAGGCTCTGATGGCAGCCTTGAGGTAACGGGAGCGAGCACGAAAGACACGCAAGAGAGCGTCTTCCTGCTCGATAGCGTTGACTCCGGAAACCTGATCCTTGATTGGGTCAAGAAGGTCAATTTCACAATTGGCCATATCTCCGGCAACGTGACGACGACGGCTAATACGACGATTTCGGGTCAGGGTGCGATCGATGGCGGCTGTCCGACCGGTAGCTGGGCGGCATCCTCATGGCAGATGCCGAACAAGCTCTGCATGTCCGCCGGCAATACGCTCGACTGGGGCGGCGGCGACGTCATTATAACGGGCGCCGCAAATTCTTTGAGTATGACTGGGGCATCTGTCGGCGGGTATGCCGTCGATAACACGTTCTATCCGACAGGCAACCGTGCAGGGTCGCTCGGCACGTCGGCCAGTGGCTGGCAGGCGATGTATCTCGGCGGCAGCACAAGCGGCATCGGATCGATCGTCGCTCCGGCGGTTACCGCATCCGGTGCGGTGTGGACGCTGCCGTCGCTCTCCGACACGCTTGTGGGCGTCGGGTCGACCCAGACACTGACCAGCAAGACGCTGACTGCTCCTGTGATCAATTCGCCGACCGGTATTGTAAAGGGCGATGTCGGACTCGGAAACGTCGCCAACCTTGATCAGACTAACGCCTCGAACATTTCGTCTGGAACACTCGCGGTAGCGCGCGGCGGTGTGGATCAAACGGCATGGACTTCGTTTACACCAACCCTTTCATGCGATACGGGAACGCTCACCTCGGCATCCGCCGCTGCCAAATACAAGCAGATTGGCCAAGTCGTCTTCTTCAATTACTCCGCGTCGATCCCCACGAATGGTACGTGTGCAACAAGTCTTCGCCTGACGCTGCCGGTCACGCCGCTGGTTGGGCTGAATACTACCGGCAACGGCAAGGAGGTCTCTTTGAGCAACAACACCATCACCAACTCCATCACGACCGGCGTTGATAATCTGCTGCGGAACTATACGACCTCTGGCGGATACACAGGCGCGAACGGATCGACGATTGTCGGATCGATCACTTACGCAGCCAACTGATGGTTGGCGAGCTGGGATGCGCGACGACGCGCTTCTTCAGTTCGGCGTCAAGGCACACGCCAATTGCGAGGGCTAAGAAAATCTGGATAGGGTGCAGGTAGAGCATACTATAGTGGAACAGCACGGCCTGCCCCATGAAGAAGCAAATGAACAGGACGCAAACGATCTGTATAGTGATGATCCGGCGGTCTGCCTTCCATCCGGATATCACGAACATGGCGGCGATCGATACAAGGGTGGGCCACAAGATTATGCGTACTCGCCCGAGTGGGTTCTGAATTTGCGTCATCAGCAGACCATCAACCTTGCCAAGATAGATTTGCGCGACCTCCATGGGGTGCTCTGCAAATAGCTTGAAGTATTCTCCTCGCATTGTGTCGTAGTAGGCCGCAGTCGCCCATCCAACGCCGGGGTTGGCTTTGTTGGCGACCTCAAAGCCGAAAGTGTCGTTCCACTGGATGCCGAGAGGGTTATCGTTAGCGCCGAGACCGATATAGAGATTGTGCCATATGCCGTGGCGCTGCATGAGATCGGCAGAGGAGAGTCCGTAAGCAGCGTCGCGCAAGTGCAACAAGATAGTCGGGGATTCGTAACTTAGAACTACCAGCGCCGCCAATGCGCCATACTCAAAAACTGAGCGCCTTGTCTCGCAAAGTCTGATGCAGATGGCGATGATGCTGGCAGCAAGCCCCATTAGGCCGATGGATTGTCGAAATGTAGCGGCGAGCGCCAAGCTGAGAAGGCCAGTGCAAAGCCACGGGACAGATCGCCGATTCAGAATTGCAATCGGCAGGATTGCCGCAAGGCCGGCGCCTCCTAACTGCGCTGCATGAGGACTGATATCGTTGAACTGGCTGGCAATGATCGGCCCGCTCAACAGGATAAAGAGCGCGCTGGCCCTGAGGCGCAGAGAGAGCAGCAGCAACGCCAGTGTTGCAAGACCCGTAAAGTTGATCGCCGCGTTTAGGTTTTCAACCGTCGTCGTGGTAACCGATGCGCCGGTAGTAGCTGCGTAAATACCGAGAATGAGGGCATGACCAGGGTCATCACCTGGAGAGCCCGCGGCGATGGGGATAAGCTTCCCATTTGCGCACAGAGCAAGGATTGCGCCGGTTGAGCGGGCACACTCTGCGCTTTCAAGCCATTTCGTGACCGCCACTAGAAGTCCAGTGGGCGCTTCCGAGGACCGTGGAAACATCGAGACCGCTAATGCGAACAGAAGAAGGGCGGCATAGGTCGTGCTTCGGTTCAGCATTTTCGGTCGATCTCCAAGACTACTGCGATCCAAAGGTTGGGCTCTAAAGCAGCCGGCCTAACCTACTCACAATCTACAATAGAGCAACCTCACTACTACATCGGAGACGACCATGACCATCGCTGCCCTAGTGGCGGGGGGGGCCCGGG